AAAACAGTGCCGTCGCCGTAGCCGTCGCCGTAGCCGTCGCCGTCGCCGTAGCCGTAGCCGTAGCCGTCGCCGTTGCCGTTGCCGTCGCCGTAGCCGTTGCCGTAGCCGTTGCCGTCGCCGTAGCCGTCGCCGTCGCCGTAGCCGTAGCCGTAGCCGTCGCCGTTGCCGTCGCCGTAGCCGTTGCCGTAGCCGTTGCCGTAGCCGTCGCCGTAGCCGTTGCCGTAGCCGTTGCCGTCGCCTTTCCAGAACATCACGGCCACCGGCTAGTGCATGGGCAACGCCAGAGTATGGCGTCTTCCCGGATTTCAGCGATGCCGCAAACGTCGAGGGTAGTCTCTGGTTGTGGCCCCTCCAGCGCAAGCTGGCCAAGTCCTTTACTTGTGCCCCAGCGCCGGATCACCGCCGCATCCACCAACCGTATGTACCCTGCCGGGGCGGCATCCGCAAGATAGCCGGTGATGACGTGACCTGCCTGCACTACGACGATGTACCGCTGTGCTTTACTCATGGTCGTCTCCAATACAGAGGGCTGCGAGGGTGAGGCCCATGAGGCCGGCCATCAGGAGCAGGACAAGGCCTGCGAACGGCGTGACGATCCACGCCCCTATGCCGATGACTGCCATTGTTGTTGTGGCCCCGATGGCCACGGCTTTCAGTTGCGGTTTCATTTTGCTACTCCTTGAGTAAGTGGTCTCACATGGGTGAGACCGGGGGGTGGAACTTCGGACAGCTTGTCTGGAATTCCTGTTCAGTCCTGCCACACAGCGGCGTACTTCACGGCTGCCTGACTGAAGGTTTTCGTTGTCATCAACTCGGCCTTCTTGCCCGTGGCATCCTTGAGTATGAGCATGGCGAACTCGTCGGGCAGACGGGTGACGTACTCATAGATCGAGGGGAAGTTGCCCTTGTTGGCACGTGACACGAGAGCGGCAGCGACCGAGTGCAGAATGTCCGGCTCCGTGGGTACGGGTGCGCTGGCCGGGTTCATGAGTATCCCGTCAATGTTCGGCATCCTCTCCCATGTCCGGAGGAACGCTTCCAACTCGGTGGCCGGCGACTCCCCGATGGTGCCCGTGATAAGCGGCAGCCGCTCGTGCGTGGGCAGGTTCTGTTCCAGTATGTCAGCCACCACCGCCCACGACCGAGGCGTGGGGAACGCGAGGTCGCCCACATTCACCTTCCTCGTGACGTTGGCCGGCAGGGTCGGGTTCACCGTCTGCTCGAACAAGTCCAAGAGGTCGGGCTTCAACCGAAGGAAAGCCACCACGAGAGGGTTCTTGTTGTGGCTGAACGCCCACGTGCACCAGCTGTCAAGGTCGCTGACCAGTTCGATATGGGTGAGTCGGTTGGCCAGCGGTGTCGCCATTCGGTTCGCACCGCCACGGTCTTGCTGCCTGTTGCTCGCCATGATGATGCGCACGTTGTCCATGAGCTTATGCTCGCCCACCGCCCGATCGAGGATCAACTGAAACGCCACCGACTGAACCGAAGGCATAGCCTGCATCGCCTCGTCGAGGAAAAGGAGGACGAGCTTTTGTGGGTCGAACTTGGGATTGTCCACGAACGGAAGGATCGCTGGCGGGTTCCACGTTGTCGTACCGTTGGCTGTTGATGGGATACCACGAAAATCGACGCTGTCCCACATGGACAGGCGGATGTCCACCACTTGCGCATCGAGGTCTTGGGCGATCTGCTTGACGGTGTCACTTTTTCCGACACCGGGCGATGACCACAACATGAGGGGGCGGTTCATGCGGATGCAGGTCTTGATTGTGGTTGCTGCTTGCGACGGGGTGAGTTTGCTCAGTGCCATTTTGATACTCCTAAGTGAATGTCTCACATATGTGAGACGGGGTGGAAAATCGGACGGGATGTCCGGAATTCCGGGTTAATCGTGCTCGGTATTGAGCAGGATGACGGCCTTAGTTAAGCAGTCGGGGGACAGCTGACGAAGCAGCCATATGGCCGACTTCGTATAGGTCAGGCTCTTGACTGCCGGCGTGCCCACCATTTCTCTCATGAGTCGGAGGATGATCCAGTGTTCAGCGGTGAGTTGATCGGGGTGGGTGGCCTTGGCTTGGGGATGCTTGCGGTTGATGCTGAGTTCGAACGCGTTGGCGTAGGCTTGTTTGGTCTGGTCGTTCATGGTATTACTCCTTTAAGTAAGTGCCTGCCGGAAAATCGGACAGGCTGTCTGGAATTCCGTCTCACTTATGCGAGACCGGCTGCTGCTGATACCGTAGTGGGGGTGAATTCCCACTACAGATACCATTATAGCATAGTCAAACGATCGTGTCAAGTCGTAGGCAGGGTCGTTTAGGTCAATACCGACGCTTCTTGCGGCGTGCTTGGGGCGGGCGGTCAGTAGTGTGCATCACCACCAGCCAGCGTGCTTCTTCCGGTGGCGTGACACGGATGGTCAGGAACGGAATGCGGATGTTAGGGGGGAACTCGGGCAGGCTTTTCACCAGCAGCCGGCCACCGCCACCCTCGGCCAGCAGTTGGGGTATGTAGATGCAGCTGTCTTTGTGGATCATCTCAAGGCCTTTCGTGCCACAACGATAATTCATCTGGCGGTTCCAGCGCTGGTCTCTCAATGTCGATTCGCCAAAGCCCATCATACCAATGTTGATGGCCGCCCACAGCTTGGCCTTGTGCTGGATACTGAAGGTCTTGAGACGCTGACCAAAGGGGTTGCCCGCCCCTACCGGACAGCCAGCAAGTATCTGCTTGACGTAGACCAATTGCTGGGCCAACGCCTTTGCTTGGTCTAGTGTGGGGAGGACTTCGACGGTAACTTCCGTAAATGTTCGCATGGTTTTCTCCTGTCGGCGGGATTGCCGTGGACGTAATATAGACGAAGTTGGCGAAGTACGCAATAGGGCAGATTGTAACGAAGTATCAGCAATACGCGAAGTATGACATATATCACAAGTACGCGAAGTACGTATAAGGTCTAGTACGCTGAATACACGAAAGTGGCAAAGTACAGATAGTCGTGAAGTATGTGAAATAGGCGAAGTTGCTGATGTTTCACATGTAGACGAAGTACGCGAAGTACGCGAAGTACGCATAACAGCTAACTGCAGAAGTTGCCGAAGTTGTCGAAAGTCGTCTAATACAGTCTAATCCGGAGAGTACACGAAGTACGCGAAGTTAGGGCCATGTCTAATACAGTCTAAATTGTCTAAAGAGTCTAATGACCAAAGTTAGATCACTGTTTCAGGAAAGACAGAAGAGGCCAATGGGGGGAACTAGAAAAGCCAGTATTGGAGATGGCCACAGGGTCGCGCGTCACGAAATCTCTTGTTTAACTTCTTATATTAGATATATTAGACTGTATTAGACTGTATTAGATGAGCCCCAACCCCCCACCGGTGGCCATTCCACGTCTAATAAGTATAAATACTATAAATTATTAGACATACTTCGCTACTATTACGTCCATCTCCAATCGTGGCTTTTCTAGATGTTGGTGGACACTTGTGCATCAATTGTCCCATCTCCAATCCTAACTTTTCTAGATCGCGTTACGTTTCCGGTCACGTACCGGTTCGCGTCCCGTGTCGGGTACTGTCTCGCTGGGACGCCGTAAGGCCGGCGTCCCAAGGCGTGCGGGGGTGAGGTATGAAGGTGGTCATCCGACGCCGCCAGAGCCCGCCAGACGGGCGTAAAAAAGCCTGACCGTGTGGTCAGGCGTCGGGCAAGAAAAACCGCCCTAAGGCGGTTTAGTGGAATTTCGGACAATCAGTCCGTTTTTCCGGACCGGCGGATTTTCTTCGTGTCGGTTACTTTCGCAGCGATCGCCGTGGCCAGTGCTGGCCACTGGTCGCAAATCAGGAAAACCATAGCATTAACATCGCCTGACGCTGCAGCGCGACCGATTCGAATCGCAAGCGGGTTGGCCGATTTGAGCTTCGCAACGGTATCCTTCAAAAGCTCGGTCGCGTCCGCTTTGGCCGCTTTGGCCGCAAGCTTCGATCGTTCTACTAATGCCTTGGCCGCTACCTCATCGCCAGATGCAGCGCTTGCTGCGAGTTTTTCCGGAGCTTGCTGTAATGCCATGGCTACGGCAGATTGTTCCGCCGTTTTCTTGTCCGCCTTGCGCTTCGCATCTTTGCTATCAGATGCAGGCGCGACAAATAGCTCTGCATCAATAGACTTCAGATATTTATTCATGCGATCTATCGCGCGACCAAAGGCCCTGCCTGCTGAATCCTCAGCGACCTTTTTAACCTCAGCATAATCCGCTACCCATACTTTGCGGCTATTGGTGTAGTCGGTATACACCATACCGAACGGAAAAGCTATGGCCATAGCATTCGAGAATGCTTGATTGTCATTCTCAGCTTGCGCCGACGATGTTTCAGCAGTGATAAACAACGCGACTAGTGATCGGGCTTGATTTGTCATTTCGTTTTCCTTTAAGTGAATGTAGTACCCATGTACTACTGAGATTCATTATACGCTATCTGTAGGGGAATGCAAGCGGAAAGTCAGACTGCGCAGTCTGACTTTCCGAGCGATGCTGGTGGCGACATGTCGCCAAGACCGGCAAGGCGGAGGGGCCGGGGGCCAAATCGGTTTCGCGTGCGGTGGGTGGTGCCGCATCTCCGACGCTCACGTCAAAATCCAGTCCATGTCTTTCCCTAGCGGTGGGCATGACCGTGGATTTTTGGCTTTGATGTCTTTCCCACTCCCCCTACCTCCAGTCTTTCCCACATCGCCCCGCCCCTATTGACAAGTCTCTCCCACCCCGATATAGTCTCACCCATGCAAACGAAAACCTGCCCTCGCTGCGATCAGACGAAACCCCTAGACGGCTTCCAGAGAAACGCCTCGCGTGTGGACGGTCGATCGGGGTGGTGCAAGGTGTGTATGCGCGACGCCACTAAAACGTGGAAGGAGCACCACAACGATCTGGTACGTGCTCATGCCAAAATTTACTACCACAACCTGAAGCTGCGCAAACGCGATGGAACTTGATCCCTCCTCGTTGGACGACCTGATGGACGAGAGTGCCCCCACGGCACTGGCAGATGCCATCACCGCCTCTCCAGCGGCTTTTAAACGTCGGGATGACCCATCCCTGCCCCACTACCCTCGCGGGCTCGTGTTGGACATCGTGCTAAAGACAGCACCCATACCCGACCTGCTCACCGCCTACCACGTCTCCACGGAACAGTTCAAGCAGCTGGCCCAACACCCCGTGTTCCGTCAGGAGATACGGGACATGCGCGACAAGGTCAAGGAAGAGGGGTTCAGCTTCAAAGTCAAAGCACAGGCCCAAGCGGAGGCCTACCTGCATGAAGCGTGGCAGATGGTGCACGACCCAGAGACGCCGGCCAACGTGAGAAGTGACCTGATTAAGTGGACTACGAAGGTCGCTGGCCTTGAGCCCCGCCCGGAGACTACGAACAACCTCGCGGTCAACATCGACATGCGCAGCCTGTCAAACGAAGAACTGAACGCCCGCATGATGCAGATCATCATGAAGAAGTCCCCCACCCCATCCAACGTCACCTATGACGCAGCCCCCGTCCGCACTGCGGATTGACCCCACAACGATCGACTTGTCCCAGTTCACCTCGCAAGAGCGGCTGGTGGTGGAGGAGTATTTGCGGCGGCAGGCGCTGCAGGCGAAAGGGGATACGCTACTGGACTTCATACAAACCATCGCCCCGTGGTTCACCATCGAGGAGGTGCATATAGCCATTGCAGAGCGACTGGAAAAGATTGTGACTGGCGAAGTCGATCGGCTGATGCTGTTCATCGCACCACGTACTGGCAAGTCCCAGATGGCGTCGGTATTCTTCCCTGCGTACTACATCGGTAAACACCCGTACCAGCACATTATGCAGGTTGGCCACAGCGCGACTATGTCGGAGGGGTTTGGTCGGGAAGCGCGTAACCTGCTGATGACTCCAGAGTATCGTGAGATTTACCCCGGCACCGAGTTGTCAAAGGACTCTCGGTCGGTATCAGCGTGGGCGACGACCAAGAACGGCAAGTATGCCACTGCGGGCGTGGACACAGGTATTGCGGGAAAAGGCTTCGCGCTCGGCATTCTTGATGATCTACTGAACGAAAAGACTGCGATTAGTAAGACGGCAAAAGAGGGGGTCTGGAATTGGTACGGCCCCGGTTTCTATTCACGCAAAATGCCCCGCGATCCACGGACAGGGCGAGGGTCGGCCATAATCAACATCCAAACTCGATGGGCGGTGGATGACCTTGCAGGGAGGTTATTGGCGCAACAGCACATCAATCCGGAGGCCGATAAGTGGGATGTACTGTCAATACCTGCAGTGTTGGACGAGCCGTCAGCAGCGATATTGACGAGAATCAGCCACGATCCCAAGTACGCGAAATACCTGCCCGACTGCAATCGCACGTTCTTTGCCGGCGATTCGTTTGCTCCAAGGCGGTTCCCGTTGGAAGACTTGATGCGTACCAAGCACGGTTCCAGCATGTCACCAAGAGCATGGTCTGCCCTCTACATGCAAAACCCTGTGGCCGAGGAAGGCGGGTTGCTGCGATCCGAGTGGTGGAAGCCGTACGATGTCGACAACAACGGGCTCCCAGTGGTTGACTATGTTTTCCAATCGTATGACGTGGCTGCGGAGACTGCAGAGCACAATGACTTAACTGCACGCACAACGTGGGGGGTGTTTAAGCGGAAATCTGACGGCAAAATGTGCTTTCTGCTACTCGAAGCTCTTGAGGATAGACTAGACTTCCCTGATCTACTGAAGAATGCGCTGGACTCGTTCAAGGAGTATCGGCCCGATCGGATATTGGTGGAGAAGGCATCGAGTGGTATACCGTTGTATCAAGAAATGCGCCGTCGAGGGATTCCAGTCTCTCCCATAAAACCTACGGGGTCAAAGTACAGTCGTGCAGATGCGGCGACAATACCCCTATCGCAAGGCGTGGTGTACTACCCGAAAGGTAAGCGGTGGGCGCAGCGTGTAATTGATAACTGCGCAGCGTTTCCAGCAGGAGAACATGACGATGTCGTAGATAGTTTTTCGATGGCGATGAACTACGGGCGGCGCATGTTCCTGCTTGAAACCCCCGACGACGAGGAAGACGAGGACGATGACGACCTCGACAAACCAGCCAAGCGAAGCTATGCTACGCGGAGAAGTCGCCTCCCTGCAGCGGCATAATTCCAAAGGATAAACCATGTACATGAGCAACCAAACCCCCGACGATACCGAGCTGCCTGACCTTGAGATGGTTGAGGAGGCAGAGTCCATCGACGACCTGCTGGAAGCCGGCGGTTCCATCAGCATCGACCCCAACACGGGCGAGATGCTCGAGTCTGAAGAGCGGAACCCGCAGATCGACACCATCCCGTTCAACGCTAACATTGCCGAAATCCTCACCGAAGAAGAGCTGGACGACATCGGGGATGACATCGTCGAGAAGGTGACTGCCGACAAGGAGTCGCGCAAGAAGTGGTACGACACGATGAAGAAGGGTATGGAGCGTCTGGGCATCTACTGCCCGGATGACGACAGCGACACGGGGATCAGTCGGGTGTCGCACCCCCTGTTGGTGGAAGCGGCGACGCAGTTCCAAGCGCGGGCAATGGCAGAACTCCTGCCGCCCGGTGGCCCGGTGAAGACGCAGATCATCGGAGAGAAGACTGACGACGTGCTGGCGCAGGCGCAGCGCATCGAGGATCACATGAACTACCAGCTCACGATCGAAGACCGTGGGTACTACGAAGAGCGGGATCAGATGCTCTACCTGCTGCCCTTCACCGGCAGCGAGTTTGACAAACAGTACGAAGACCCGACGACGGGGAAGGTGGTCAGCCAGTGGGTGCGCTCGGATCATTTCATCGTCCCTTACGATGCGAAGTCGCTGGCCAAGGCGCAGCGGTATACCCATGAGATTCACCTGACGCATAACGAGTACCGGCGTGCAGTGGCGGCGGGGTTCTACACGGACGTGCTGATGGAAGGGGAGGACTACGACGACGCGGAGGGTATGGAGGACGGCGAGCCGGCGTCGATGACCGAGGTGCTGACCACACTGGACGGACAGGAGAAACCGGCGACCCGGATGGACTCGGACAAAGAGCACGTCCTCTACGAAACGCACATCGACTACGACCTCGAAGGGTTCGAGGAGGACATCGCGCTGCCGTTCATCATCACGGTGTGCAGCAAGTCGAAGAAGGTTATCGGCATCCGGCGCAACTGGAAAGAGCTGGACGAGACTAAAACACGCCGGCAGTGGTTCACCCACAAGAAATTCCTGCCCGGGTTCGGGTTCTACGGCTTCGGTTTGCTGCACACCATCGGTAATTTGGGCGAAGCAGCGACGGAAATCCTGCGGATTCTGCTCGATTCGGGGGCGTTTGCTACGCTGCAAGGGGGTTTCAAGTCGAAAGATGCGAAATTGCCCGGGGATGTGGTGCTGGAGCCCGGTGTCTGGCAGGATTGTGAGATGACGGCGGAGGAATTGGGCCGTGCGTTCTACACCCCGCCGTTCAAAGAGCCGAGTCAGGTGTTGAACGCCCTGTTGGGTACGATCGTTGAGCTGGGGCAACGGTTTGCGGCAACTACCGAGACAATGGTGGGTGATGCGGCGACGACCGGCCCGGTCGGAACGATGGTTGCGCAGATCGAGCAGGGCTCGAAAGTGTTCTCCGGCATCCACAAGCGCCTGCACTACGCCTTCGGCACGGAGTTCATGCACATTGCCGAGCTGAATGGCGAGGTTTTGCCGGAAATGTACCCGTACATTCCCTCGGACGGCATGCGGCACGTGCTGAAATCGGACTACGACGGGCGTGTGGACGTGGTTCCGGTCTCTGACCCCAACATTTTCAGCTCCGCACAGCGGATTGCGATGGCGCAGAGTGCTCTCCAGCTTGCTCAGGCGATGCCTGACCTCGCTGACCGGCGTGAAGCGGCGGTAGGACTGCTCAAAGCGATGCGGTTCCCCAACCCGGAGCAGGTGTTCCCGAAGAAAGCCGAAGCGAAGCGGCTCGATCCACTTAGTGAGGCGGCGTCCCTCCTCTTGGGTCGTCCGATCAAGGCGTTCATCGAGCAGGATCACAAGGCGCACAACATGACGCACCAAGGGCAGATGCAGTCGATGCCGCAGCAGTTCCAAGGGTTGATGCAGGCGCACATGATGGAGCACGAGGCGATGTTCCAGTACCAGCAGATGCAGCAGCGGCTGATGCAGGCCTACCAGCAGCAGATGCAACAGGCCCAGCAGGCGATGCAGCAGTGGCAGCAACAAGCCCAGCAGGCAGCTATGCAGGGGCTACCCCCGCCGCCCCAACCGCAGATACCACAGATGCCTCCCCCGCCGCAGATGCCTGCACCTGACTGGGGGAACTCGGTCAAGCCCACGGATGACGTGTTCCAGACGCTCTCCCCTGAGCAGGAGAACCAGATCGCCCAAGCCTCGGCGCAGGCTATGCAGCAGATGCTCCAGCAACAAGCCGCGCAGCAACAGGCGCAACAGCAAGCGCAGCAACCCCAGCAGAAGCCGCAGGCCGATCCGGCAGCCGAGGAAGCGCGCAAGCAGGCCGCGTTTGAGGCGGACGAGAAGCGCAAGCAGGCCGCATTTGAACTGGAGCAGCAGCGGAAGAACAAAGGTCTCGCGGAAGAAGTCGACCGTGAGGATGCCGTGGCAGGTATCGAGCCGACACTGGTGAAGCAAGCCGGCGAGTTCTTGAATCAGGCAGGTATCCAGATGTCCCCGCGTGAGCTGGCGGTACTGAGCAAGGCACTTGGGAAGCCGTTCAGCGACACCGTGGCGGCAATAGCGCGCATGGCGATGGCAGGGCAAGGTGGCAGCCAGTTCCAGCAGACGGCAGATTTTCATCAAGGTGTACCACGGTTCAGATAAGGAGACGAAATGGTTTTGATGGCGGTAAGGAGTGCACTGCGCGACAACATCATCGCGCAGATGCGCAAGGTTTCGGACGAGTTATCGTCTGGAAGAGCGGCTGACTACGCTGAGTACAAACGGCTGGTCGGCATCATTCAAGGGTTGAAGAAAGCACTCGATGCGATCGACGACCAGTTCAACAAGATACTTGACGAAGGAGAATAAATTTGGCTTATCACGACGAAGGTAATTCCGGCTGGAGCAACGAGGACACGGACTTACCCGAAGGGTTCTGGGATGACCTGCCTAAACCGACGTACTGGCGCGTTCTCGTTGCGCCCACACGTCCGAAAGAGGTGAGCAAGGGCGGCATTGTGCTGGCTCTGGCGAACCAAGAAGCGCAGGACATCCTGAATTTCATCGGTAAGGTAGTGGCACTCGGCCCGATGGCCGGCAAACACGAACGGCTCGGCGGTGACGGTAAAGCCCCCGGCCCGGACTTTCCCAAGGTGGGTGACTATGTCGCTTTCGGGCGTTTTGCCGGGGCGAAAATTCTCCATCGGGGGGTGCGCATCCTAATTTTGAACGACGATGAAATCCTCGCGGTTGTACCCAACCCCGAGACCCTACAAACATCCAAGTGAGGTAAGCCATGTCAGTTGAAAACGAAACTATCGATGAGTTGGAAAACGAGTCGCTTGATACAGAACAGGATGACGATCTAGAGGTCATCGTCGACGACTCTGACGAGGGTGAGGAAGAAGCCCCGGCGGAAGAGGCTGCCGCCGACGAGCCGGCAGCTGAAGAGGAAGCCCCCGCAGCCGAGGAAGATCAAGGGGTTAGCGAGGACGACGCTGAACTGGCAGCCATGCCGGAGAAGATCAAGAAGCGTTTCCAGCGCGAGAAGCGCCTGCGCGACACGATCATCCAAGAGCGTGACAGCATCCGTCAGGCGGCACTGCAGGTAGTCCACACGATCCAGCAGAAGGATAGCGAGTTGCAGGCAGAGCGGGCGTCGAAGATCGCCCTTCAGAAGCAGTACGCCGACACGCTTGAGTTTGCGTTCGAGCAGGCGGTAACGCTGCAGTCGGGTGCGCTGCGTAAGGCGCGGGAAGACGGCGACTACGACGCCGAGCTGAAGGCTCAGTCGGAACTCGACAAGTTGCGGTTCCAGCAGAATCAGGTACGGGAGTCCAAGCGGCACATCCCCAACGCCCCTGCACCGGTACAGCAGCAGGCCGCGCCGCAGCCGCAACAACAGGAAGCCCCTCGCAAGCCGCCGGCTCCGCTCGCAGTCAAGTGGGTGGCTACCAACAAGACGTGGTTCCAGAACCCCAAGTTCAAGGCGCACCACAACTTTGTCCTGTCAGTGGATTCCGATCTGGTCACGGAAGGGTACGACCCGCAGTCGCCGGAGTACTACAAGGAACTGGATCGACGCATCGACGCCAACTTCCCCAACCTGCGCAAGAAGGCCAAGTCGACCGGCTCACCGGTAGCGCCGGCAGGGAATTCCCCGAGCAGCAACCGTTCCAGCAAGTCCATCACGTTAACCAAAGTCGACCTCGGCAACATGCGCCGGTTCGGGCTCGACCCAGCCAATAAGGATCACCTCCGTGAATACGCCAGATCAAAGCGCGCCTCAGCTTAATAAAGGAACCAAGATGAACACACTACGCCAAGAACGCGCCGCTCCGCCGGTGCACGAGACCCGTCAGTACGAGACGTGGGATGATGTCGACGTTCACGCCGAGGAGTCCAAGCCGTGGGTTCGCCCCACGTCACTGGAAGCGCCTCCTGCGCGTCCCGGCTTTGTCCAGCGTTGGATTCGTGTCGGTACGATGGGACAGGATGACCCGACCAACGTCGCCCGTAAATTCCGTGAAGGCTGGAAACCCCGACCTTCGTCATCGGTTCCCCCGACGTTCCACTCACCGACCATCGCTCACGGCAAGTGGGCCGGGTGCATCGGTGTGGAAGGGATGCTGTTGTGCGAGATGCCTGAGAAGATGGTGGCCAACCGCAACAAACACTATCTGGCAAAGACAGACAATACGACTAAGGCGATTGCGTCGGAATTGCAGAAGCACTCACGTCCTGACATGCCAATCACTCAGGAGCGCAGCAGCAGTGCGCATACAGTCCGCATCAAGGACGATTAACACTTGACAAACTGAAAAGTAGGGGGTACGATTCCCCCTACACAGTTATTTGAGTCCCGATAACTGGCAGATACGCGGATGCTGACTATCCTTTCGCGGAGAGTTTTAGGGGCGAATTATGTCTTTCTAACTTTTTCCTAAAGGAAACATCATGGCAAACGTCGACAAGCCTTACGGTTTTGTACCCGTAATGCATAAGGGCGGAGGTGATATTACCACCGCTGAATTCACCATCGCTTACAACTACGGAACCGCGATTTACTCCGGTGACGCGGTTATTTTGGCCTCTGGCCTTGTCAATGTCGCTGCCGACGATTCGTCGACTATTCTGGGGGTCTTCGCAGGCTGCCAGTACCGTGACAACTCTGGCAACGTCATTTTCTCCCCGTACTGGCCCGGTGTGGCACTGACGGATACCACCGCTGTCGTCAAGGCTCTGGTCTATGTCGACCCGGACATCCTGTACGAAGTGCAGACTGATACCGGCACAGCTTCTACTGTCGCCAACATTGGCGTCGCCTACGACATCGAGAAGGATCACTCCGGCTCCGCGACTACTGGTCGCTCGGGTATGGAGCTTGATCTCAACGATACCGGCACAGGCCAGTTCACAGTGTATGGTCTGGTTGATCGCCCGGATAACGCCTACGGCGTGAACTCCAAGGTGCTCGTGTTCAACAATGTTCCTGTCATGGGCTAAGGAGATAAATCATGGCTATCAATCGCGCAGCAATAAAGAAGCAACTTCAGGAAGGCCTTGATGCGGTCTTTGGTCTTGAGTACAAGATGCAGCCGGAACTGTGGCGGGACATCTTTGCCAAGTCTACGGAATCCAAGAAAGCCTACATCGAGCAAGTCTTGATGTCTGGCCTTGGGGCTGCTCCGGTGAAGGTCGAAGGTGGGCAGTATTCGTTCGACGAAGCTCAGGAAAGCTGGGTTGCCCGACTGGTGTTCGAGACTGTCGCTCTGGCAGTGGCGATCACCGAGGAGGCCCAAGAGGACGACCTGTACGCTGACCTTGGTGCCCAAATGGCCAAGGCTCTGGCCCGTTCGATGCAGTACACCAAGAACGTCAAAGGTGCCAATGTCCTAAATTATGGCTACACTGCGGGCTACACTGGCGGTGACGGCAAGACCTTGTTCGCTACTGACCATCCCTTGGCTGGTGGCGGCACGTTTGCCAACACCCTGACCACTCAGGCTGACCTTTCCGAGACCTCTCTGGAGGACATGCTGATCCTGATCGGGGATACCACAGATGACCGTGGCTTGCCCATCCACATCAGCGCCAAGAAGCTGATTGTGCCTACTGAGCTGCAGTTCACTGCCCAGCGTCTTCTCAAGACTGACGGGCGTGTTGGGACGGCTGACAACGACATTAACGCGCTCAAGAGCCTGAATTTGATCTCCGGCGGCTTCAGCACTAATGTGTTTTTAAGTGACCCAGACCAGTGGACGATCATTACTGATGCCCAGCAAGGTCTCCAGTATGTTGAGCGGTCTGCTCTGAAGAAGAAGATGGATGCCGATGACAACACCGGCAACCTACGCTATCGCTGCCGTGAGCGCTATGGCTTCTTCTGGGCTGACCCTCGCGGCGCCTTCGGATCGAGCGGCGCTTAAGCAATACGCATAACGGTTAAGGGGCTTCGGCCCCTTAATTTTTTCTTGACATAGTCTTAAGTGCGTCTATAATTAAATCTATCTTGTACAGTTCGGGGGTAAAAAATGCGTCGTCTTACTACAGAAGATTTTATTGCGAAAGCCAAGAGTGCTCATGGGGGCAGATATGATTATTCATTGTCGGTATACGTTGGAGGTATGGGTAAAGTAACAATCATCTGCCCAGAGCATGGGGAGTTTGAGCAAATTGCCCGCAACCACACAGGTAAGCAGCGATCTGGGTGCCCCATGTGTTCTGGTAGGGGGGTTGATTGGGTTGAGCGGTTTCGCAGTGTGCATGGGGATTTGTGGGATTACTCATTGGTGGATTACAGGGGCTATCAGGAAAAGGTGAAGATTGGGTGTAAGGTGCATGGTGTGTTTGAGCAGACACCTGACAACCACTATCGTGGGGAGCAGGGGTGCCCAAAATGTAAGGGGGCTAGGATTCGGTCATCTAAGCAGATGTCGATACAGGAGTTTGTGCGGCGAGCCAGTCTGGTACATGGGGGAAAGTACACCTATGGCACAGCGCAATTCACCAATGTGCTTACAGGGGTGGCGGACATCTGTTGCCCCGAGCATGGATGGTTCCAGCAATCCCCGGTAAATCATTTGGCAGGGAAGGTGGGGTGTGCCCGGTGCAATTATGTAACATCTAGGACTGAAGAATCCGTAGCCTCTCTGTTGACTTTGTTCACAGCGGTGCAGCGCAGGGATCGGCAGATCATCGGCCCGCTTGAGCTGGACATCGTGCTTCCCGAGAAGCAGTTGGCTATCGAATTTTGTGGGGAGTATTGGCACTCTGCTGGTGACCAAGAGTCGGAAGCCAAGATGTCGACGAAACACATCTCCAAGCACAAGCAGGCTGCGGATGCTGGCTATCGACTCATCACGATATTTGAGTCTGAGTGGCAGAACCACAACTACGCGATTCGGCGGCTTTTGCGCAACGCTGTGGGTGCTGGGCGGGGGAAGGTGATGGCGCGCAAGTGTGAGCTGCAGAAAGTCGAACACAAGGCGGCTGTGGCGTTCTACGACCGGTATCACCCGCAAGGCGGCGGTGGGTATGGGGAGCACTACGGGTTGTTCTGGAAGGGTAAGTTGGTAGCATGTATGCGCTTCACGGAAGGCATAAACGACCGAGGCCTGAACAAGCACCGCACATGGACGTTGAGTAGGTACGCTACGAGGGTTACGGTGACTGGTGGAGCTTCCCGGCTGTTCAAGGCGTTTGTGACCGAGCAAAATCCCCGCACAGTGAAGTCGTTTTCTGACAACCGGTTCTTTGCTGGTGGGATGTATGAGCAGTTGGGGTTTGAGATGAAGGAAGAGTCCGCAGCAGACTACATGGTGTGGCACCCAAAGCTAGGGTTGACTCCGAAATCCCACTGGCAGCGGCGGGAGATTACGGCTCGGGCGAAGCAGCTGGGTATCGAGATTGAGTTCGACCACGAGACCGATCCTCGGACTGAGCGCGACATGACCTACCTCTTGGGTGGCCGGCGTATCCATGACTGCGGCAAGAAAACTTGGGTGTGGCCGCGCCCCTTGACACCCCCCAAAAAGCCCGATACACTCGCAACACCCTAACCCTGACATCAAGGAGATTGAAATCATGTCAACCGGATTTAAAGGCCCCATCGTACACGGCACTTCTTCAACCGCTGATGGCTACGGCTATCGCGTCGGCATGGGCATGATGCCTACTGCTGAGTTTGCCGTCTTCCATGACGACTTCAACAGCTTCGTCGTTTCCACAGCGATCACCAACGGCCCGGTGGCTAATACCCCGTGGGGCTGGGCAGGCGCGATCGTTGACACTGGCGGCACGGTGGTTATCAACACCACGGCGGCTATCGGCGCGAATGGTGTTCTGACGTTTGCTGATGCAACCGCCGCTGAAGGCGCTGCGATCTACACCGTAGAATCGTTCCAACTGACCGCTGGTAAGAAGATGTTCATCGAAGCGCGTATCCGCACGGATGACGTGACTGACAACAACTTCCTGTTCGGCTTGAGCGACCTGTCAGCAACGACCAACCCGGAAGACCTCTGGACGACCGCTTCGGCCAACGTCGTATCGTTCGGCCTTGGTGACGGTGACTCGAACCCGAAGATGCTTTCCGATGCTGGCAACAGCGGCACGGACTTCCAGACCCAGACGGTTAAAGGGATGTTGGTTGACCGCTGGTACACACTGGCGATTTACTACGACGGAGCCAAGCTGCATGGGTATGTCGATGGCACTCGTGTGTTGACGTGGAGCGGTGCAGCAGCGACGATCCCGACAGGTGTCTCTCTTGGACTGTTCGTAGGCCACACCAATGGCAACGGCGCAGGCGGTAATCTCGCAGTGTGCGACTACATCAGAGTTGTTTCGGAAAGGTAAGAGTCCGGGGAGCTTCGGCTCCCCTAATGCAATCTAGGAGACGATTATGCCGATCAAACCGAAACGCTGGGCGTTTACCCCCGTCACGGGGACTGCAACAAATATCCGAACTGCTTCTGGCGGTACGACAGGCGCGCTGGTACTCAATGGCGCATTGGTTGTTGGTGGGGTGTTGCCTAAGCAAGAGCTGGCCTACTACCTGTTGTTTACGACGACAGCCGATGACTCACTACGTTCTGTCATCATTGTTGGAACCGACGCGGACGGCAAGGCACAGACAGAAACTTTGTCGCTGCCGAACAACTCCACGGCGATCACCGTCAATGCGTTCCGATCTGTTACAAGCATCACGCTGAATGCTGGCGGGGCGACAGCGGGGAATGTGTCGATTGGCACTTCCAACGCGACCCGCGCAGCGGTTTCGCCGTCGATGCCTCTGGACATTTACTGCCCTGATACGGTAATTTCTTCGGACGTTTCCGGCACAATCAATTTCACGGTGCAGAAATGCTATGAGATGCAGAATCGCGGAGAGACTGCAGTTTGGAAAACGGCAGAAGCTGCCGGTGCGATTGATGTGGTGACGGTACTGACAAGTCAGGTGGCTGCAATCCGCCTCTTGATTAACAGCTACACGAATACTGCGACCATCGCATTGAATGTAAGTCAGGCCAGCGCGTTCGATTTGGCGTAAATCATGGCTACCTCGGGAACGTACTCCTTCAGCCCTGAAGTAGTCAATGTTGTCGAAGAATCTTTCGAGCGCATCGGCATTGACCCGGCAACGATCACGGCGCGTCACGCGAAGTCTGCGCGGCGCAGCGGGGGTGCAGCATGACGACCTTAGAGGCGGCCAAGGGGGCTAGGCAGTTTTATGCTTATGTTCACGCGCGCCCCGATGGGACACCATTTTACGTGGGTAAGGGGTGTGGGAGAAGAAGCCGTAATTTTCAGGAACGAAGCGAGTGGCATAAGCACATCGTGGCGAAATGCGGCGGACAAGAGAACATTCTTGTAGGTGTCTACCCTGTGTCGTCGCAAGAGGTCGCACTTGATCTCGAAAAAGGGCTAGTTAAAACGTTTCGTCGGATGGGCTACAAGTTATGTAATCTGACTGATGGAGGAGATGGCTGCACTGGGTACATCCACTCTGAGGCAACGCGCAAAAAACGCGCGGACGCTATTCGAGGGCAGAAAAGGTCGCCAGAATCCCGCGCAAAAATGAGTGCGTGTAGGCGGAACATAAGTGATGAGACCAGAGCCAAGATGTCTGCGGCTGCAAAAAAGAAGGTGATCTCTACAGTAACACGGGAGAGAATGGCGACTGCGAGCACAGGTAGACGCCACACAGAGGCTGCAAAAGCAAAGATATCTTTGGCGAACAAGAATCCTCCGGAGGCCAAGCGTATCAAGTTGCGTGCTGCAGGTTTGAGAGGGGGAGAAGCTGTTTCGGGGTGGAGGTGGGTGACTAACGGGGTTGTTAATCGCAAGTATCCTGAGGAAACCGTTGTAAAGCTGCTTGCTGAAGGCTGGCGGAGAGGCAGAAAATGACCACCAGTGGTACATACACGTTTAACCCGGAAATAGTTGACATAGTTTCTGAGGCATTTGAACGGTGCGGCATAGACCCAGCGACTTTAACCGCAAGGCATACGCGATCGGCTCGGATGTCGATAGCGTTTATGTTCTCCGACTGGGCGAACAAAGGGCAGCATCTCTGGGCCATCGACCTGCAAACGCAGACGGTTACCGCGTCTGATGGGAGCTACGACTGCCCCGCCGGCACGGTGGCTATCCTTGAGATGGTGGTGCGGCGTGACGGCGTCGATACCCCTGTGTTCCCGATGGCTCGGGACGAGTATCAGGCGATCCCCGACAAGACGGCGGAAGGGCTGCCTAATCGCTACTGGCTGGATCGTTCGATCACGACACCGTCGTACACCCTGTGGAACGTCCCTGAGAACAGCACCGACCAGATTCGCTACTACCGGATGCGGCAGTTGCAGGACGTAGGCGCGGCATCGAACACCCTCGACGTACCGTACCGCTGGCAAGAAGCCATGACTGCAGGACTGGCAGCAAAACTCGCTGAGAAGTACGCCCCTGACCGTGAGGCGGCAATGATTAAGAAGGCCGAGGCTGCTTACAACCGTGCCTTTGTCGAAGACCGTGAGCGCACCTCGACGGCAACTCGGGTGCGGTACAAGGTGCGGTAATGACAGCCTACGCCACCGGCAAACGAGCAATCGGATATTGTCGTCGGTGTGGCGACAAGGTGAAGTTGTCCACGCTCCGCGAGGACGGGCAGAATCATTTGCTGGTGTGCCCTTCGTGCTGGGACATGAAACACCCGGCAGAGCGTCCGGTACGGACAGACGATGCGGTAGCCCTGCGCCGGCCTGCTCCCGACCTTGACGCGGTCGCTTCGCGTACAATACCTCCGGCGTTTGATGAGCCCTTGGTCGATGCGTTTGGCTGGGCTGACGGGACTTACTTCGGAGGCGGGACGTAATGGCGAGCTACACCTACGCAACTCTCAAAGCAGCGCTACAGAGCTTCGTCGAGGACAACGGCACCGAATTCGCGGCGGCTATCGACCTCATCATCCCGCTTGCGGAAGACCGGATTCTCAAAGACCTCGATCTGGAGCTGTTCGACACGGTCACGGCGCTGGCCTTCACGGCGAGCAACCGGCTGCTGACCAAGCCTACCGGGGCGATTGCAACACGTTCCTTGCACTACACCAACGCCTCCAACAATCAGGTTCTGCTGGAGCCACGGAGCTGGGAGTTCGTCAATGACTACTGGCCCAACGCCGCAACAACGACGGCAACCCCACAGTTCTACGCCGAATACTCCCCGACGCAGTACGTGATCGCCGGCACCCCGAGTGGAACCAATGTGGTTACAGCGCGCTGCGTTGTTCGCCCTGCGGGCCTGACTTCGATAAATACGACGACGTGGCTGTCCCAGTACATGGGTGATTTGATGTTCTACGCCTGTCTCGTGGTGTCGGAGCAGTTCCTTAAAGCAGACAACCGCATCGGTGTCTGGCAAGGCGACTACGCGCAGCGACTGGCCTCGGCTAAGGTAGAATTGAAGCAGGAAGACCGAGTGGACTACACGCCCATGACGGTAACATCTGAACGTGAAGGAACCGCATAATGGCAAGCTCTTTTTCATCTGATTTGCGCCTAGAACTCCAAACGGCGGGGGAGAACAGTTCGACTTGGGGCGACAAAACCAATACCAACCTCGAACTCCTTGAAGATGCCATCGCCGGCATGGTGTCCATCGCTACCACAGGGGGCACAACTACGCTGACTACGGTCAACGGTGGCACGGATCAGGCACGGTACGCGATCCTCAAATTCACCGGTACGCTGGTTTCCAACGCTACTGTCGTAGTCCCTGACGAAACCAAAAAGTATTTGATCTGGAACGCTACGTCGGGCAGCTACACGATGCAGGTCAAGACTTCGGGCGGCACGGGGGTCTATGTGGTTCAGGGTAGCGCGGACAACGTGTTCTGCGACGGCACAAATGTCTACTCCGCAGGGCGGTCTGTTGTCGATTCGAGCTTCAAGATTGCCGACGAAACTGACCCGACCAAACTCCTCGCTTTCCAACTCTCCGGCATTACCACCGGCACGACCCGGACGCTCACGGCTCCTGACGCCTCCACCACGCTTGTCGGTACGGACGCTACTCAGACGCTGACCAACAAAACCCTCACCAGCCCGACATTGACGACGCCCGTCCTCGGCACCCCATCCTCCGGCACTCTGACCAACTGCACCGGCTTACCTGCTGCCGGGGTGGTTGATACCGCCGTCACGCTGACTGCATCCCAAACCCTCACCAACAAGACCCTTACTTCCCCCGTCATCCAAGGCACGGTGGGCGCAGGAACAGGGTTGACACTCCCTGCGGTCACGTTAGGCGGCGCAGTCACTGGTAATTCGCAGAACGTATCGGGGTTGGGTACGTTGGGCTGCGGGGCGATAACGAGTACGGGGAAGATCACTCAAACCGGAACAGCAGGATTTGAAATAAACAACGGAAGCGTATTAACGGGGTTGTTCTACTCTGGTGGTACAGTACTCAACAGTATTACTGGGTCTACCATACTTTTGCAGGTGGGCGGCAACACCTCTTTATCAGCAACCGAAACAGCCATCAACTTCGGTGGTGGCATCACTTCTATCTCTGGTGGTACGAATCCCTCCCTCAACATCGGCACAGGCGCACTGACGGCGGGGAGCGGAAACTTCAACGGTGACGTACAGATCAAAGGGTCAAGCACCGCCACCAATGCTGAGCTGTTCTTTGACGCGACGGATACCGATTCAAATATCTATGCTTCGTCGTCGTCTGGGGTACCAAAGACACTCAATATTTTCGCCACCGGCGGTGCGGGTAGCAAAATTGCTGCTTTCGATAACACCGGCCTCGCGGTGACTGGGGCTTTGTCGGCAGATGGGGCCACGTTTGATACCGCATCGGTTACATTCACTGGTTCTACTGTAGGGTCAAGCAGCAATGTGTGGGTAGGCCCATCAGGCGATGGCGGCCTGTTCCTAAGCGTCCCTACTGGCGAGAAAGTCTATTTAGGGGTGGCAAATAACCAAGTTGCGAATGTCAGCGGCACCGGCCTCGCGCTGACTGGGGTGGTTTCTAGTACCACAGGCTCCTCCAACAACCGCTTGGCAGTTAGCACCACTTCCGCAGGGGACGCTTCGCTCGGAATAACAACAACCGGCGTCGCAGATTGGACAATCGGTAACCAGCGCAGTACTGGTAACGTGGTCTTCTCAAACACCACGGATTTATCTTCTCCCAAGATGACCCTTGATTCGACGGGGCAATTACTAAACACCCAATCGGCGTCGGATTATTCGCTTCGTACGGAAAATTCCAACGCTGCTCCGCTGGGGATTAGAGTTCGATACACTGCCACAGACCCCAATAGTACAGGCGCGGAATTTCTTTACTGCTTGGGAAATGGTACGTTGCGGGCATCTGTCAGGTCTAATGGTGGCGTGGCTAACTACAGCGGTAACGATGTGAATCTGTCTGACCGCCGGGAGAAAACAGATTTTTCTCCAGCCAAAGATTATCTGCCGATCATCAACGCTATCCCTGTTCAGACATTTAACTATATTGACCAATCTGAGTCAGACCCCGGCCTGACGTTAGGCGTGGTGGCGCAGGACGTTCAGGCAGTTGCGCCAGAGTTTGTGATGGAGAGCAACTGGGGTACGGAGGAGGTGCCGAAGATGCGGCTGTCAATTTACCAGACTGATCTTCAGTATGCTCTGATGAAGTGCATCCAAGAACTCAGCGCCAAGAATGACGCACTCGAAGCTCGTCTCGCCGCGCTGGAGGCAAAATGACCCCAGACCTCGCCATCCTCCTCACTTTCGCCATCCTCCAGATCGGGGATGCCTTCAGCACTCTGCGCTTCCTCAAGACGGGAATTAAAGAGGCCAATCCGGTCATGGTGTGGCTGTTCGACGCACTCGACCCGCTTCCCGCTCTGGTCATCACCAAAGTACTCATCATCGTCGCTGCGCATGGCTCGATGGGCGCACCGTACTGGACTGAGGCGATGCTTGCCCTGTGTGCGTTCTATGCGTTTATTGTGGTGCGTAACTGGAGAGCAGTGAAATGATCGAACATGCCCAAGACCTGATCCCCGGCCTATTGGCTATTATCGGATTCTTCGCCGTCTATACCCTCAACGGGATAAAGTCGGAGATTAAGGAGGTTAAGACCTCACTCCAGTCTCTGGAAACCGATCTGCGAGAAGGCGTAACCAGTCTTGATCGCCGCGTGTCGGTCATTGAAGCACGCTGTTCAATGAAGCATCAGCATGACGCGCCTTAGCCCATACTTCAGTTTAGACGAAATGACGCATAGCGAATACGCCGTGCGGATGGGGCTGGACAATACCCCGTCGAGCGTGATCGTTGCCAACTTGACACGGTTAGCCGACAGAATGGAAGTGGTGCGATCTATTCTAGGGAATAAGCCCATCGTCGTGACCAGCGCCTACCGTAGCCATCAAGTCAATGCCGGCGTGGGTGGTTCTTCCACCTCGGCGCATATGACCGGCAACGCGGCGGATTTTCTCTGCCCAAGTTTCGGAGATGCTCGCAGTGTAGCTAAGGCACTAGCCAGACGCTTCGACAGGTTAGCGTTCGATCAGATTATCTATGAGGGAACATGGGTGCATATTGGGTTTTCGGATAAGCCGCGTGGTAAAATTATGACGGCAAAATTTGTAAAAGGGCGAGCGATTTATTCTGACGGAATCAGTGATGCCTAAAAAGATTATCTTCACCGACGAGCAAATCAAAGAGATTCTGGCCTTCCACAAAGGTGGCTTGAGTAACGAAGACATTGCTGGCAAGTATGGTGTAGCTAAAAATACCATTAGGCGCGTCCTTCTAGACGAAGGCGTACAGTTTTCAAAAGAAGCCACGGCCAGAAAAATCTCTGCAAAACGTATTGGGAAACCGTCGACGCGTAAGGGCGCAAAACACACCGATGAGACGCGGCGCAAGCTAAGTGAGTCACACAAAGGCAAGCAGACCACTCTTGGGTTCAAGTTCAGTGATGAGTCAAAGCAAAAGATGCGTGAGGCCAGATACGCGTACTTTGACAGAATTGGGTTAGTCCCGAAGCCTAAGCCTAAGCCAAGACAGCCCAAGCAGGTTAAAGTTACAAAGCCGAAACGGACGCAGGAAGAGATAATGGCGCGTAAGGCAGAGTTTGCCCGCATCAACTTGATTCGGTCTTACTGTAAGCGGTTGGTTGTTCGTACGTTAAGGGCAACAGGTAAGCGAAAAATGATTCCTTCAGCACAATACCTTGGGTACGACAAGCATGAGTTTTTGCGTGTAGTTGGGGCTAAGCCAAGTCCAGATCACCAGTTAGATCACATCGTCCCGGTGGTTGAGTTCATTCGAAGGGGTATTACTGATCCTGCAATCATTAACGCATTGCCAAACCTTAGATTCATTCCAGCAGAAGAGAACCGTAAAAAATCGGACAAGGTTCCAGAGAATGCAGACGAGTTGATTGCGATCTGCATCAATCAAGTCCTCATCAAGCAAGCAGGAAAAACGTTCTTGCCGCTCGTCGCATGATTAAAGAATCACTGAAAACTTTAAACATGGTTCGCTATATGTATAGAAAACGTCATAATTTGAGCATTACATGATCGACATCTTCTTCATCGCCAGCGTGGGCATCTTCATCGGGTGCATAGCCTTGGTGGTTCACGCAATCGGCAAAGACATGGATGACTTCGATGCCTGATTCCCTTTACTTGTTGATTGCCGCCGTGCCACTCGCTGCCATCGTGGTGTTGCTCTACTTTACGAGGGACGAGGATGACTGACATCTACACGCATCCTGAGCCGGTCACTCCGGTGCTTCGGACGCCGCTGATTTCGGAGATGATTAAGGAGTTGCATCTCAAGACAAATTCTCCGTATCCGTCTGAGGAGCTGAGGGAGAATATCGCCAGCAAGCGGGTGATCGAGGAAATTAACCAGTATCGCCGCTCTCAGGAGCATGTGACGTTGAAGGAGGTCAAATGAGTGGAACAGATTGGATAAAGACCCTTGCCCCACTACTCGGTACGGCGCTCGGAGGGCCTCTAGGGGGTGCGGCTGCGGCATTCATCGCTGACAAGCTCGGCATCCAAGAGAAGACGGTTACTGCGGTTTCGGAAGTCCTTAACTCGGGGAAGATGAATGCTGACCAAATCGCTTCGCTCAAAATCGCAGAGATCGAGTTCAACAAGTTCCTTGAAGCCAACAAGATCAAACTGGAAGAACTGGACGCTGCGGATAGAAAATCAGCACGCGATATGCAGGTCGCAACGGGGAGTTGGGTTCCGGGTGTCCTTGCGATGCTGGTTACTGGCGGTTTCTTCGGCATTCTTAGTTGGATGCTGTACTCTCCCGACTACAAACCAACCGAACCATTACTGGTTATGTTGGGATCGCTCGGCACCGCATGGACGATGATCGTAGGGTTTTACTTCGGATCGTCCCAAGGCTCGCGGGCTAAGACTGACCTGATTGATCGGATGAGTAAATGACAATCACTGACATCCCCATCAAGCCCGGTTTTTACTCCGACGGTACGCCGCGTGACATCGGCAGGTTGGGGTATTGGCGTGACGGGGACAAGGTGCGATTCTTCGCTGGGCAGCCGCAGAAGTTGGGGGGCTGGACACGAGGCGCTGAAGACCCGCAGTTTACCGGGCTCGCTCGGGGTAGCCTCGACTGGCGGACAAGCCGGTCAGAGGTTCTGTTGTCCATTGGCACCCACCTCAAGCTCTATGTCTGGTCAGGCGGCACGTATTACGACATTACCCCGTTGCGGGCATCCGGCACACTGACTGACCCGTTCTCTACGTCGGTGGGCTCGGCTATCGTTACAGTAGCCTCTGTCGGACACGGGGTACTTGCGGGTGACTATGTGGTGTTCTCCGGCGCTTCGGCGGTTGGGGGGATTACTATCGACGGTGAGTACACCGTTACGTCAGTGACTAACGCGAACGAGTTTACGATCACGCACAGCGCCCCGGCAGGATCAACTGCGGGCCCCGGCGGCGGGTCGGTCGACTACGAGTACGAGATTCATGTGGGGCAACCGGACTCGGTGGCAGGCCTCGGCTGGGGCGCAGGGACATGGGGGTCGGGTACATGGGGCACGCCTCGCTCGGTGACGGACTTTCTCTCGCAGGCCCGGACATGGCAGATGGAGCAGTGGGGGGAGGACTTGATAGCCAACCCTCGGCAGGGGGGCATCTACGTTTGGGACTCCTCGGCAGGAACCAGCTTCCGTGCAACAGTTATCTCGCAGGCACCGATAACGGCGAAGGGCATCCTCGTATCTCCGGAAGACCGGCATTTGATCGCACTCGGCGCACATGATGGTGTGGCTGACGATCCGCTGTTGATCCGCTGGTGCGATCAGGAGAACTACACGGACTGGACGCCGACGCTGACCAATACGGCGGGCAGTAAGCGGCTCGATACCGGCAACGAAATCCTCTGCGCAGCCAAGGTGCGCGGCGAGCACCTGATCTTTACTGACTCGGCGCTGTTCTCCATGAACTTCGTCGGCCCCCCGGACACGTTTGGATTCCGCACGTTGGGGGATAACGGTAACCTCGTCGGGCCGATGGCGGTTCATGTGTTTGAGGGTATCGCCTACTGGATGGGTGACCAAGACTTCTTCCTGTACGACGGCGTGACCCGTGTGCTGGACTGCCCGGTAACCTCTAGGGTGTTCGACAGTTTCAACAAGGTGCAGCGGGCCAAGGTTTACTGTGGGGTCAATCGGGACTTCCGTGAGGTCTGGTGGCTCTACCCGTCAGGCGATTCGGATGAGTGCGACCGGTACGTGATTTACAACATTCAGGACAAGCTCTGGGCCTACGGCACGCTTGCGCGCACGATGTTGATCGGAGACTCGGACGTTTTCAACTACTCCTACGGTATGGGTACGGACGGTTATCTCTACACCCACGAGGAAGGGGTGGACGATTTCGATCAGGCGATGCAGTCCTATATCGAGTCCGGGAGCATTGAGACCGCACCTTCCGGCGGCGAGCTGACGCATCTGAGCAAGATGATCCCCGACTTCAAGGTGCTCGAAGGTACGGTAGAAGTCACCTTCACCGGTAAGAAATACCCGCAGGCAACGGAGACTCAGTCCAGCGGCCCGCACGCGATTACTTCTACGACGCAGTTCATCAACCCCCGGATGCGGTGCCGGCAGATTTACATCCGCGTCGAGAGTAACGACCTCGGGGATGACTGGTGCATGGGCGGCTTGCGCGTTGACCTAGTCCCGCACGGGGGCAGATAATGGCACGGCTCACTACCCGGCTGCCCGACTTCGGTGACGAGTACGACGGGCGCAAACAACGCGCTCTGGTGCAGGCGGTAGAGCAGCAGCTCGCACAGATTCGTGTCGACTCGTCCCTTGGCGCTCATACCGAGGCAGGGGATTTCACCGTTATCGCAGAAGACGAAGTTGTTTTGGTTGACACAACCGCAGGTAACGTGACGGTGACGCTACCCGAGATTTCCGACGCACTGGTACGGGAGAAATATGAGGTTGAACTGGTGAAAAAGGTAGCCGCGAACACGCTGACGGTGTTGCCGACCGGTACGGATACGATCCTCGGTGAGCCAGATGCGGTGGTGACGGTACAGTGGACAGCCTTGCGGTTCAGGGCAGCAACAGGGAATTGGATCATCATATGAGCTTCGTACCCATCCCCGTAGACTCTTCAGGAAATGTCGCCGTCAGCTATGGGGACAGTCCATCTATCGGCCCGTTTGGATGGTTGAGAACGGCCAGTCCTGCGTATGTGTTTGACTCACAACTTACCTACGACCTTCAACCTCTTCTATTTGAGCAGGTAACGAGTGGTTCCGGGGCTTCCATCGCGCACAGTAGTACGAATAGAAATGCAGTCCTGACGTTCAGTAGCACCCCTACGGGCGGGAAGTGCTACATGCAGCAGTATGAACATAACCGCTACCAACCGGGGAGAGGTCAGGCCGCGTTTGTCACCGGTAATTTCATCGAACACAAAGCGAATTGTCTGAAGTGGCTGAAGTACGGCGTTGGTGAAAACGGTAATGGTGTCGCGCTGGAGTCTAACGGTACGGGGTATCAGGTCACGCTGTACTCAGATACGGATGAAGGCGATCAGACGGTACTAAGAGCGAACTGGGATGATCCGTTGGATGGCACAGGGGCAAGCGGGATAACCCTTCAAGTCTCCAAGGGGGTGATCTTCTTCCTCGATCTCCAATCCCTCTACTACGGACGGGTTCGGTGCTGCGTGGATATTGACGGTGTGGCAACCTGCTTCCACGAGTTCAAGAACGCCAACGTACTAGCAAAACCCTACATCCAGACAGCGAACCTCCCTATCAGCGCAGGAATGACCTGTACGGGAACCGTCAGTACCACGATGGAATTCACCTGCTGCTCGGTGTTGAGTGAAGGTGGTCAGGAGGATATTGGTGGATTCCACTTTGCAGCAGAAGGTACGGTTACTGCGGGTAATGGGGCGCAGACGCACATCCTGTCAGTTCGCCCGAAAACGACGTTCAACTCCATCACCAACCGCAGCAAGTTCGTCTTTGAGAACCTTGAAATTCTGGTGACCGGAAACAGCCCGGTGAAGTGGGATTTGTGCCTTGGGCAGGCGATTAGCGGGACGACGACGTTCAATAACGTCAATGCAACCTATAGCGCGTTTGAATATAACACCGCAGGAACAATCAGCGGCTCCCCGACACTCATCATTGACTCGGGGTATGTCGCATCAAGCGCATCGACTAAAGGAACAACCAACTCCTCATCCCCCATGAAGTACCCGATTACTCTTGACGCAGCCGGCGCGGTACGCTCGATGGGAACCTTGACACTGTTGGTCACCGGAATCGGTGGAACTTCAGCCTGTCGTGCGGTGATGAATTGGAAAGAACTTAGGTAATTTGTGGTATTCTCACGCGAAATTTGAAAGGAAACATCATGGCATTCTTGTCTTTAGCTGAAGCAAACCGACTTGGACTGGTAGGGATCGGCGGGTTGGGCGGGGTGCAAGTTGATGATGCGGAGTACCAGCGAGCTTTGAGCGGGGCGTCGACCCCCGCTCCTTTATACGACCCCTCACTAACCGGTCTTTTCGGGTTGGGGAATATGCCTACGCCGACCCCCGCGCCTGAACCAACACCCATCGCAGCGGCTATTGAGCAACCTACGGCAAACCGTACTGTACCGCTTGAAGAAGCGAATCGACTCGGGCTTACCGGGATCGGTGGGCTACAAGGAATTAGCGTCAGCGAGACTGATTACCAACGAGCTTTGAGTGGTGCGCTCGGTGATTTTATGGAGAAGGAGTCACGGTTTTCGCCGACACCTACGCCCGCGCCTACGCCGACACCTACGCCCGCGCCCGCGCCGACGCCTACCCCTACGCCTACCCCTACGCCGACGCCTACCCCTACCCCTACCCCTACGCCGACGCCTACACCTACGTCGCCCACTACGACCACGTCAGGGATCATACCGGTGCAACCTCCTCCGGCAGTGAACAATGCCCTGTTGGACAGTCTGATCGCGCAGCACAACACCCAGTTCAACAAGATCAACAGCAACAACGCAGGCACGCCGCAGGCGTCTGATGAGCTGCTGCAAAAAGGCCTTGCGCAGCTGCAGAAACTGAGAGGGTTTTGATATGTCGGTTAATGACGCCTACCGCGATTACGTCAGGCAGCAGGCGGAATCGCAATTCACGATCCCCGAAAGGCGTATATTCCTTGACGCAAAAGGGAACGAGCTATCGGGCGATCAAGGGTACATGTGGCAGGAGGCAGTACCGCCGGGGGGCGAAGGCGATCCCGGACGTGCGGCAGGTCTTTATATAGGCACACCGCATTGGGAAGGTGGGTACGAGAACCTTAGGCTCGTGCAGCCAACGGATTACACCGTCGCGTCACGGAAGTATAAGCCCGGAGAAACTGACCGACGGTTACAGTCGTATGGGGATAGCGACCAATGGCAAACATACACCCCCTACGATGACACTACAGCGTTTCACAGTAAAGACGTTTCGTGGTTCGACCCCAACAAGAGTAAGGGAGCCACGATGGATTCAGAATTGGCGAAGTATGCTGCGGGGGATAGAACGCTAGACCCACAGTTCGCTCGCCTCTTCACCCAAATGGACACATACCATGAGGGGCGGTTTGGCGCTGATCCCCGTGCTGATCTTGCCCGATCCACTCTTGCGCAATGGCAGAAGGATAACGAGCCGGGGCTAGGTGACAAGCTGTTCGACATGGCTCCGGCGCTGGCACTTGCTTTCATGGCACCGCAAGTTATTGGTGCACTAGGTGGCGCAGGCGGCGCGGCAGCGGGTGCTGGGATGAGCGAAGCTGCGATAATGGATGCAGCAATGGGCGCTGGCGGGTTCAATACTGCAGCAGCTGGAGGAGTTTTTAACCCCTTGGTGGCAGGCGGTGCGCTTGCTGACGCTACAGGCATGGATTTGATGCTTGGGGTCGAAGGGGGTAGTTACATTCCGGGGCTAGAAGGAGCAGGCGCTATTGCTGATGCCGCTGCAGCCGGGGGCACTTCTGGCGTTCCATTCATGAGTGAAAAGGCGTTGGCTGATATTGCCGCGTATGAGGCAGGGACGTATGGTACTGGTGGACTTGCGTCTGGGGCTACGGACTTGGCAGGGTACAGCGTTGCTGCCGGCGCTGACCCATTCGCCACGACTGCGCTTACCAATACAGGTTGGTATGGTGGAGCCCTCGGGTATCTGCCCTCGCAGCTCAAAGCGGCTATCGAAGGTAAAGCGAGCTGGGATACCGTAGGTCTTGGTTCAGGCATTACCGGAGGGAAGTCCATAAAAGACCTACTCACGGGTAAAGGTGGGGCCGCAAAAGACGGGGGTTCCGGCAGCGCAGGCTCTGGCGGCGGGAGTGTTACCAATGTTGTCAACGCAGGAAAAGGTGGAAGTGATACACTCGCGGCGTTGATGGCCATGCACGGCAAGTCGGGGATGAATCTGGGCGGTGGGGCTGATGGCGCGATCGCAGCGGCAAGGGAAGCGGCGATGCTGACCCGACAGGCATAAGGAGCAGGAACATGAATTTCGATGACATAATGGCCAGCCTCAATCAGTACCTCGGCAACGGCGATAACACGTTGAAGTCGATACTCCAGTCTGGCTCCGGCGTTGCGGCGCTGATCTCGGCACTTACCGGGCAGCCGCAGGACGAAGTTGCGCGCTCCTTGCAGAACCAGACCCAGAACCAGTCATCGACCAGTGCGAGCCAAGGCACCTCGAACGTCAGTACGACCGGCACAAGCGCCCAGAACCAGACCGGGTCTACGACGGGGCTGTCGTCCGGTACAACCAGCCAGAACACTTCGGGCACGACTTCGGGCACGACTTCGCAGAACCAGACAGGGACAACGTCGGGTACGTCCAATCAGTCGCAGTCCGGGTCGACGAATCAGCAGCAGTCAGGCACGTCCTCTGGCACCAACCAGCAGGCGACGACAGGCACGACTTCGCAGAACCAGACAGGGACAACGTCCGGTATATCGAATCAGACTCAGACAGGGAGTACCAGCGAACAGCAGACGGGGCGAACCTCCGGCACGAGTCAGCAGGCGACGACTGGGACTACCAGCGAACAACAGACGGGGCGAACCTCTGGCACGAGCCAGCAGGCGACGACTGGGACTACCAGCGAACAACAGACGGGGCGAACCTCTGGCACGAGCCAGCAGGCAACTACCGGAACTACTAACGAACAGCAGACGGGGCGAACCTCTGGCACGAGCCAGCAGACGACGACTGGGCGCACCAGCGAGCAACAGACAGGGCAGACAACAGGGCTGGCAAAAACCGATCAGACGGTGGGGGGCCCTGCGTGGTGGGAAGCCCGCCAGCAAGAGCTGTCGGATAGGGCGCGCAGTATTCCGGGGTATCAGGCGTACTTCGATGGTAACCGCCCAGTAGCGGGACAGTTCTCCGATCTGGAGTCTGAGGCGGTTGGTCGTGGGCGGGAGGCGGGTAAGTCGGTTCTCGACATGGGTATCGAACGGTACATGAACCCGTATCTCGAAAACGTCCTCAACCCGCAGATGCGCAGGCTTGCAGAAGATCAGGCCTTGGAGCAGCAACAGCAGGCAGCCCAACGGGTATCCCGTGGGGCATACGGTACGGCTCGTGCGGACAACCTCGCCAACCAGATGCGCGAGCGTCAGGCGCTGACCAAGAACGAAATTCTCGACAAGGGGTATCGTGGCGCGTTCGACAACGCGACGAACCTCGCTACTGGGGATGCAGACCGTATGCGGGAAGCCGCTACGTTTCTTTCTGGTATGGGGGCGACCCAGCGGGGCATCGAAGACACGGAGATTCAGCGTAGGTACGAAGAGTGGCAGAAACTGCAACTCGATCCTCGGGCGCAAATTCAGGCTGAGGCAGGTATTGTCGGCGGGCTCAAGCCGGCCCAGACCACGACGGGGCTGCAAGCGACTACTGGAACCAGTAATACCGGAACCACAGGCACCAGCGACCAGCGCACCTCTGGCTCGACCACAGGCACCAGTAACACCGGAACGACAGGCTACAGCAGTCAGAACACCCTCGGGTCGACAACCGGCACCAGCGACACTGGCACTACGGGGTACAGTTCGCAAAACACCCTCGGGTCGACAACCGGCACTAGCAACACGGGAACTACCGGCACGACCAGCCAGAACACCCTCGGGTCAACTGCCGGCACCAGCGACATGAGCACCCTCGGGTCTTCGCTCATGGGCACGACGGGTACGACCAGCGGTACTAGCAATACTGGCACCACCGGATACAGCAACCAGAACACGGTTGGCTCGAACACTGCCATGAACACCCTGAACACTCTCGGGTCTTCCTTGATGAACACGGCGGGTACGACTACTGGCACTTCGGCGCAGAACACCACCGGCACGAACACAGGTGTGACGAACCAGAACACCACTGGGACGAATACTCAGGCGACTTCGGGCACCACGGCGCAGAACACGACTGGCGCGTCGATGCAGAACTCCCTCGGCACCACAACGGGGACGCAGGCTAATACCGCATCGGGTACACTGTCGTCCGACATCACGGGGGTTAAGACGGGTGCGGACTACGATGACGCGACAAGGCTGGCCTCGGGGCTAAATGCGCTGAATCAGACGCTGTTCCCGGTTGTGCGACAGTAAGGAGAATTGATATGGCTGAGTATGGCGTACCTACCGAGCAGCGTATTAGGAGTTTCCCCGCTACGCCTGATGTAGAGCCCTTGACGCTTCTCGAACGTATGTTGGGGGACACCCCAAACCAATACGATCGTAGCCGAATTCGCACCACACCCGAAGCCGAGAAGTATGTAGGGTATGGGAATGTTCGGGAATCTCACCCGGCCATGCAGCCAATCGAGGCGGTGCCTCCTGCAGCAAAAGAAGACCCCTATGGTGCCTTGATTAAAGCACTAGGTGGGATCGGTTCAGGCGGCGGAGGCGGGTATACAGCAAAAGAAACTGATCTGTCTGGCCCTAAGCAAGAAGCCGCAAACATGGGTGCGCTACTAGGTGGCCTCCAACGTGCTGCGTATGAGCGGCAGATTAACCCCGAAGCCTCCAGCGAGGAGGCGCGCTTGCAGGAATTACTGGACAAGAACAAGCGCACTCCGACCCAGCTCTCCCGTGGGGATGCTATTGATGCGTTCGTGACTAAGTTCCTCAAAGGTGGCGGTGGGGTCAAGGGCGGCCTTGGCGCTGTCGGCGCAGTGGCTGAGGCGACTGATGCGGAAGCCAAACGCAAGCAAGAACGTCGGGCGGAGGATATTCTGTTGGGCAAGGAGCTTATTTCTGCTGGTGGACGCGATCTGTTGTCTAGAAACAAGGTGTATGGCGCCGAGAATGCGCGTCAAATGGGTTTGGCTACGGCAGATAGTCAAGAGCTGCAAGCGCTGATGAAATTCCTGCCGCTGGAAGTGCAGGCCAAGATTCAAGGTACGGCGGACACCAACAAGGCCCGGGGTTCTGCCGCAGATAACGCCGCACGTGCCGCACTCAGCGATAATGCGCTCAAGAAGACCTTGATGATAGAGAAATTCAAGGTGGACAATAAGTTGAACAGCCCATTCAAGTACGAAAAGGATGCTGCCGAATCCGCACGCGGGCTAGGTACAACCTTGCTGCGCACCTACATTACCGATACAGGGGAGTTGAATCGCCAGCAGATGCTATTTGAGCGGGCGCTTCAAACTATGCCTCCGGGACAAGCGTTGGGGCTGCTACAGGATACAATCAACAAAATAGCCCAACCGAGAAACTAATATGCCCACTCTGGAAGAGTATTTCGCCGGCACATCGCCGTCTAGTGACACAGGTGGGGCTCAGTGGATTCAGCGGAACGCTCCCGGGTTCTGGACTACCGCCAAGCGTACCGGTGGCCAGATGCTGGGAGGCATCGGGGAGGTCGTTGGGGACATTTCGGGCAACCGGGACAACTTCATATCGGAAGCCGCAGAAGGCATCATCGACCGTAACCCCTCCGGCATCAACTCACTGCAAGACGTGGCTGATAAGCCCGGACTGGCGATCGCTGAAGGTACAGCCAATGCGTTATCGTTCTTGGTGCCGTACATGGGCGCTGCTCGTGCGCTCAAACTGGTCAATGCGGGGCGTGGGCTGGCCACTGCCACGCAGATAGGCCTTGGCGGTATCCCTTCGCTCGGCGAAATAGGCGAATCGCAACGGGAAACAGGCTCCGAAAACCTTGCCCTGAAGTATGGCGGGGCTGGTGCTGTTGGCGCGATCGAGAATTTGTTCGGTCTGCAGCGTGCACTGGGTGGCATGGCCGGTATGCCGGTTCGAGAAATGTCCGAAGAAGCGGCCCGACGGCTGGCCGGTGGCGGAGTCAAGGGTTTTGCCAAGGAATGGGCCAAGATTGGCGGTACGGAAGGCTTGGAAGAGGTCGTTCAGACCCCCATCGAGCAGTACGCAGGTGGGAAGCCCCTCGACACACCTGCAGCCTTGGAAGAAACCGCACTTGGCGGCGTGCTGGGGGCGATTGGTGGACTGGCGCTAGGCCCGCTGGGAGCTTTCGCATCACGTTCTGGCGCATCCAAGTTCGTCAATCAGATCGACACCGCCCGGGACACACTAAATACGCCGGCTCCGGCTGAATTTGACGGCCTCATGCCGTGGGTTCAGGAGCGTGAATCGGCGCTGGACTTCCTGAAACGGGTCACAGCGAATGATTTTGGGCTGCAGCAAGCTGAAGCGATGGCCAAGCAAGCCGCTGGGCAGGAAAAGACCCTGTTGGACGAGGCTGCAGATACCATAGCCAAGCAAGAATACTCTGCATCAGTTGACGCGGCGATGGAGATCGGCAAGCAGCAGCAAGCCGAGTTTGACAAGCGCCGCGAAGCCGAGCGCAAGCAAGAGTTGGAAGAGCGTGATGCCCGTTTGAATGAAGAAGCCAGTGCTCGGGACACCGCGATTGCGTTTGCAAAACTGGAAGCCGAGCAGGCCAATAAACCCATTGAGACGAACCAGTCGGTTTTTGCAGACCTTGCAGAGCTTCTGCCGGCGATCGTACCCGAGATGTCGTTCAGTAACCCGGTCTTGTCAGAAGGGGTTCAGGGCAAGATGTCATTCGGGCCGGCGGCCAGACCTGCGGTGGTAACGGATGCAGAAATCCAACAGCTTGCCGATCTGCAGCAAGCACAGGCACTCCAGCAGCAGGCCATAGCCCCGATCGTAGACCTCGGCCAAGACATCACCTACCCGGTCAAGACCCCGCCGGCAGACTCACCGCTGGAGCAGCTCATCTCGCAGTTGGGTGTCAACTTCCCGTCGCAGCAGCTGTCGTTGGACATGCCGCAGATCGAAGGCCCGGTAATGCCGGCGCAGCCTCAGTTTGACGAGCAAGACAGGTTCCGTGCCGGGCTGAACCTGATCCCGACGCAGCAGGACGTTGCCGCTGCACAGGCGGCAGAGCGTAATGCGTTGATGGATATGTGGGACGCTCCTGATGCCGTCCAAGCTCTTGCTGAATACACTCAAGCAGAACAGGCGCTGCAAGACCTCCAGAGATTGGAAGCCGATCTACGCACAGTAGCTGCGCCGAAGGAGGCGGTTGTTGCGGGAACCCGGTACGCACCGGTAACGCCGGCCTCTGCAGAAGCCTATGAAGGGTTGAAGACAACACCACCTACTCTGCAGCAAGTGGATACGATGCGGCGGGCAGAACGTGTTCAGCCGGTGGTGCCGGGGATCGAAGAACCCACCCCACTAATCACAAAAGCTGGGGAGCCCGCAGCCAAGCCGAAGATGACCGGGATGACGATGGAAGAGATGCAGCGCGATCTCGACCTCCGCATCAACGACGCTGTCGCCAACAAAATCCTCCCTCCCGAGGTGGCCGCACCGATCAAAGACACCATTGCGTCGGCAACGACTGTACCCCAGATCAAGGCAGCTCGACTATTGTTCGAGGAGGAGGTATCCCGTGGCGCAAAACGACCCGATTCACCCGCTCCTGCGCAAAGCAGTGAGGAAGGGAGTGCTGACGTTCGAGGAGGCATGGGCACTGCAGGCGCTGGAGGAGTGTCAAGCAATGCTGGAGTGGGAACTCCCCCTCCCGGAGGAACTGATACCAGCGTCCAACGCGCTGAACCTATGGGCGCTGCCCCTGCGCCGGATGTAACCCCACCTAAAGGAGCTGAAAATGTTAAACCGACCGAAATTTCCCCAGATGTTGAAACAAAAATCAGCGAAAGCGAAGATGCCGTCCGCACCGAAACTCCCGTCGTCGAAGGCGAAGTTGCCCAAACTGCCGAAGTTACCGAAGATGAAGTAATCACCCCCGCTATGGCGGTGGCCATTGATGCCGAGGAAGCTGTAGATACGGCGAAGCAGAACCTCGAACGACTGGTCGCCAGCAACGCCAAACCCCGGACTCTAGCGAAGGCCAGAGTTCAACTGAAGGTGGCTGAGGAAGCTGCTGCCAGAGCCAACAATGCACTTATCGAAGGAGATCAAAATGGCCAAATCCTGCAAGACGAAACGCCCGCCCCGCAAATAGGAGCTACCGATGTCACTGCGCCCACCGAAGCCCTCAAAAGCGAACAGACAAAAACGCCCATCCAAGAACCGGCTGCCACCGTTACCGAAAGAGTAGCTCCGAACCCGCTAACCAAGCTGATTCCGAAGGGGCTGTCGGACGATCGCACCGAGGTGGTGGCAGTCCTTGACAAGATTCTCAAGTCGCCAGATGCCCCGCAAAGCGTTAAGGATCAGGCGGAGAACTACCTCGACCTGATCTATGAAGCCAAGCCCGGTGCTGTGGACGACGAGGTTAACGATGCGCGGGTATGGCTCACCGACACGGTGGCTACCTACCGCAAGGCCACCAAGGTTCGCACGCAAGGTACAGTCGCATCCGTACCGAAACGACAAGGACTGGCAGGCCAACTCAACGTAGGTACGACGATTGAAGGCACAGCCACGGTGGTAGAGGACGCACCATCGGTCAAGCTGTTGACGGTCAAGGCTGCGCAGAAGCACCTGACAAAGGCACAGCAGGCCCTCATCAACCTGCACTACGGCGACAAATCAAGCGCCAAGAACACCAAATCGTTCCTTGGCGACTACGCCAACTGGCTGAACGACAAGAAGGCCTACGCCAAGCACTACTTGCGCAAGGTTCTTGAAGCCTTCCACCGCGCGGCCACGAACGCAGTCAACTCGCTCGTGGCCGTCGCCACCGCGTTCAATTTTAACGTAGCCCAGCCGGTGCCGGATGTTCAAGCTGCCTCGCTACCTGAAATTCGCTACGAGGTCTCGCAGACGGTCAAGCTGGACAGTGTTGACCTGCAAGGGTTGGCAGCGCGTCAGGATGTGGTTGATGTGGCCAACTGGAGACTGCGGGCTGGTATCGAGAAACCCTTCATGGTGGTCGACAAGGTCGGCGGCCTAACCTACGCCTTCGATGCCAACGGTGTGCTGCTTGCCAAGACTCCGGCGCTGTACGGCAAGTCGGGGCTGGACACCATGACCTCAGAATCGGAGAACCGTCAGGTATCCGAGATGGTCGATTCGGACAAGATTACTCCCGCAGGTGTGTTTGCCGCAGAGGGTGTGGACAGCTTGGCGTACGGCAAGGCGGTTCGGTTCAAGCAACAAGCCAGTGGTGATCTACTGATCCATACCGTGTACTTGGGGAACCCCTCCGAGAACCGTTTGGGCCGGCTCGCCTCTGCTACATCTGCAGACAACCGGATCAGCTACGGCTGCGTCAATGTACCGATGGACTTCGCCAAAGACGTTCTGGCCAAGCACTTCTCAGGGTCGTCAGAAGTCCTCGTACTGCCCGAACAGGCGTCGATGGCTGAGACTTTCCCCACGATGGGGGATCAGAGCCAAGACACCCGCACAGTGACAACCGAGCGCGTTCTACCCGGTGGCAAGACCGACAGCGCAACGATGGGCAATCGCCCCGGCGATACGTTAGGCCGCCCCGAAAAGACCAAACAGCGCAAACAGGCGCGGAAGTCCCGCAACACCAGCGACGGCCCGAAGACAACCCCCCAACGCATCGCCCAAGCCCTCCGTGAGTGGTTCATCACGCCCGAGCAGGCGAAGTCGAAACTGACTGTGGTTGAAAAGTTCTCCGATCTACTTGCTGATGTGCAAGCACGGGTTGGGGAAGCTCAGGCAAGTCAGCAGTGGGGCGACCGTGAAGATTCGCCGTTCAAGTGGGGGCGCGAGTCCTTTTTGCGCAAGTGGTATAACCGCATGAACGACGTGTACGACGAGGGCTTCTCGATGGATGAGGCCTACGACGCCGTATACGAGGTGGCTTCTCCGCAAGAACAGCGGGTACTTCGGGCGCTGAAGGCTGACGATTTCCTCGGGTTCGATTACCCACATCAGGCCATCAAGGCGATTGCGACCGAACCCAACGCCTACGATATATCTACCGAGCTGAAGACGGCTATCAGCCGCATAGGCAATGCCCAGTTCTCCCGCAACACCAGCGACATCCAAGCCTTCGTACTCGACGGCAAGGCGTACATGATCGCGGAGAACATCCCACAGGGCGCAGAGCGGGCGGTCTTTATGCACGAGGTGGGCGCACACATCGGCCTTACCGACGAGCAGACGACACAGGCAGCGGCCAAGATCAACGAGTGGGCGAACGCGAAAGAAGGCACGATCGAGCGGCAGGTCTACGACGCCACCCAATCACGGATGGAATCAGCCGGCGAGACGAGCAACAGCGAGCTGGTGGCCTACGCGACCGAGGAAGCCGTGAAAGCCGGTGTAACGCCGCAAGCGACATCTGCCGTGGGTAAATTCCTACAGATGGTCAAGAACTTCTACGACAGCGCGATCAAGAAACTCTTCGGCACGACCCGCCTGACCCCGCAAGACTTGGTCGACCTGACCTACGGCGCTGCGATGAAGTCGATGGAAGTCGGCGCTGGCAAGACGGCGGAGTCTATCCCACAATTCTCCAAGTCCCCGGCAACCCCCTACTCCGTCACATCGAAACAGCTCCCGACAGCCCAGCAGACGCAAGACATGCTCGCAGGGGCGAAAACGACCATGACGGACACGGTGTACAACACGGCGTTGCGACACTTCGCCACCTTGGGGCAGGTAGTTGACCGCGCTAAGGCGCACGCTATGAAAGCCCCGGAGCGGTTTGAGGAAGTGGTGGGCAAGCTTCGCCGGTACGAGAAGGTCTGGACGGACGGCACCCTGCCGATCGCTGCATGGTGGCAATCTCTCGCATCGAAGGGGGACAACTCGGTACGTGCACGGTTCGACACCATCCTGCGCGAGTCCGAGGCACTGGCACTGCGTGTGGACAAACCCCTTACTGATCCTGCCAACAAGTGGGGAGCGAATCGCAAATGGGGTAAGGATGAGAAGGCACTCTGGGAGAACGAGGCCCAGATGAAGCAGATGTTTGGCAAGTTGCAGCGTGAGTTCAACGACCTCAAGCGCGAGAACCCCAAGACTGCGGAGAACTACACCAAGATTTTCGACTCCGGCGCGAAGATGATCCGCGAGTACAAAGACGCGGCCATTGCAGCGGTGAACCGCAACATCACTGACCCTATCGACCGTCGTGACATCATCGCCAAGATCGAGAAGCAGTGGGCCGATGCCGGCGCTGGGCGTCCGTGGCTGCCTCACCGTTGGTATGGCCAGTGGAAGATGGAGGTCATGTACAAGGACGGGGAGCGAGAGGTGGTTTCGTTCGAGACCAAGGGTCAGGCCGAGCTTGCCCAGAAGGCGTTGCTGGACTCTGGTGACGTTACCGAGGCACGATACTTCCGGGCGGAGGAGTTCTTCGCCAACCAGAAGGCCTTCAGTCGGTCAGCGTTGAACGACATCAACTCAGCCATCGACAAGAACCTGCTGACCAAGGAGAACGTGTCGGCAGCCGACAGGAAGACCGCTGAGGCCCTCAAGCGAGTGGTGCAGGAGTCGTACTTCGCCTCCATGCCGGAAACGGCTGGTGGCCACCGCCTGCGCCAGCGCAAAGGCACCGCCGGTTGGGAGCGCACTGACCTCGCAAGAGCGTGGGCGGACTCCACCACGGCGATGGCCCGGATGACCGCCAAGATGCAGCACATGGACGCGATGCGGGATGCTGTTGAGGACTCGCGCCGGGAAGCCGGCGAACGCCAAGGGGTCTATGTGTTCTCTTGGTGGGATGGCAAGGGCGACGACCGCACGAACTTCCGGGCGAAGGTTATCGAGAGCGCTGACGAGTTGGCGGTCGAGCGGAAGAAGCACAGCACTGAGAACTTCCACGTGTCCACGATCCAGCCTGAAGAGGGCCTGCAGGGGATAACCAGCGCGCTGAGTTACGCCCCTGACGAGAATGTGAAAAAGGTCATCACTGCCCTCCTCGTGAGCGACATGGAGAAAGCCGCCAAGAACTTCAAGGACTCCCGCAAGAACAGTGAGGAGCAGGACGCCCGGTCGAGGATCAGCCGTGCGTTGCAGAGCCGGTACGAAGACTTACTGGAGGCTGACTCCAACCACCCCGTATCCAACGCGCTGACAACCGCCGGCTTCGTGTATTACCTTGGCTGGACGCCGGCTTTCGCCATCATGAACGTGATGCAGGTGCCGATGATTACCGCGCCTCGCCTAGCGGCAAAGTTTGGTGGTGCGATGGTCGCAGGAGGTGCGCTGAAACGCGCTTACGCGCTGTTGGGTAAAAACTCCGACATGCTGACCAAACTGATGAAGGCCTCGGTGTCGTCGGCGGAGTCTGATGTGGTGGACATCGAAGACATGCGCGGGCTGACCAAAGACCAGCTCAAGATGCTGGTCGAGATGCGCGAGCGTGGCCGGCTGGACTTCACCCAAGATACCGAGATGAACTCCCTGACGCGGGGCACCCCGGTGTTCCTGCAGCGGATCGTGAAGTCTGCGACGTGGCTGGCGCACCCGACCGAAGTGGGGAACCGCATCGTAACCGCTCTGGCCACATACGAGCTGGCCAAGGGCAAGGGCATGAGCGAGGATGCTGCCTACGCCACAGTGCAGTCGATCATCGACGAGACCCAGATGAACTACTCTCCGGAGAACCGCATCGCGTTGATGAACAGTCCGATACTGCGCCCGATGCTGCAGTTCAAGCAGTTCGGCCAGCAGATGACATACACGCTGGGCAAGGCCATCATCCAGTCGTTCTCCAAAGACCCCGAGGTTCGTAGGGAGCAGCAAGCGTTTCTGGGCTACATCGTGGCATCCTCGTTCCTGCTTGCCGGTGTCAAAGGTCTGCCGTTTATGGGGCCGATGTTGGGGCTGTTTGCAGCTGCGATGGGTGACGATGACGAGCCTTACGATGCCCGGTACGAACTGGAGAACGCTCTGGGGCCACTGGCGGCCAACGGGCTTGTGGGGTCGTACCTCTCCGACTGGTCGCGTCGTGTGGGTCTGGGAGATGTGTTCCCGGTACCGATCCCCGGCCTGCAGAAAGATGGCGCACTGGCGGTTCCAAGTGCCTCTCGCCGTGAGAAGCTGCAGGACATCGCCTTCGACGCGATGGGGCCAACGGGTAGTATCGCTGCAGGCTTCGCGGGCGCGCTGGATGCGTGGGATCGTGGTGATGCAACCGCCGCTCTGGTCTCTGCTCTACCCAAGGCATTCCGTGATCCGATGCGCGCCGCCAAGATCGTCAGCGACGAAGGGATGACCACGAAGGACGGGATCATTCGCGTAGGTGGCGAGAACATCAGCATCGTTGACCTGATAATGATCAGCATAGGCTTCAAGCCCAGCGTGGAAGGCCGGACGATGGACAAGGCGAACTACCTGTACGCCGCAGAGAAACACGCTGCGCTACGGGCCGCCTTGCTGGTACGTCAGTATGATGAAGCCAACCGCGAGGGGGACGACATGAGCGGCATACAGGCGCAGATCGACAAGTTCAATGCTACCAACGAGTCGCACGAGATCACCGCCGCCCGCCTGAAGAAGTTTGCCGCAGCGAAGGACAACCGGCAGAAGTATTCTGACATGATGGGCGGTTTGGGTTTCTCGAAACAATCCCGTGCTATGGCAGAAGAACTTGGACTACTGGACTCAGAATAGGCTACAATACCCCCTCTCCACTCCCCTTAGCCCCGGATCGAGCCTAGCTCTCCGGGGTATTTTTTAGGGGATGCGCTCAATCAGCGCAATATACCCTGCAGCATCCACCAGATTGTCCCGTTTGGTGGCGTTCATCTGACGGGCCATCTTGAGTAGGGTCATCATCCAGCAGACATCCTCGGCTGAAAATTGAAAGTCGGCGTCGTACTTCGTGCTAATGTACATTGACCACAGCCTTGAGATGCGTTCAAGGTTCTTTCCCGGCTCGCCATAGGTCTGCTCCCGGTCGCCGTAGATGATTTCGTTGGCTTCGTCGAGGATGTTCATGGTCAGGCTCCGTAGTGGGCAGTGAAAACCTCGTCGCAAACACCTGCGTGGTACGTATGCACCGTGCCGAATCGGGGGTCTGTCGTGTCACCAATAGGTACGCCGCGTTTACGACTCAACGCCGCGCATTTGCGGCCAAGAGTAAGCGCCTCGCTGTTGCTGACGGTGCTGCCGATGTACCTGCTCCACCCGATGATGGTGAAGTAGTCCTGCTCGCGGGGTAGGTTGACTTCGATCTGCTTCAGTTTCTCTTCGGTGGCACCAAGGCGGGCTTCCATATCGACCATCTGTTGGGCTTGAGCCAGCAGCATCTGCGCCGGAGTCATGACAGCGTTGGCCTTGCGCTCGCACTCGATGAAGTATTGGCGAGCCTGCTTACCTTTCTCGTTGCGCTCCACCATCGACAGCTCCTTGGCCATGTCCAGACTGATGTGGTAGTCGATTTTGGCCCCGCGATTTCCCGCTCCCCCGTTCTGGGGAGCGGACTTTACCACCATAAAGTCTTGGTTTTCGACAAAGCTGTATTGCTCAATGCGACCCTTGACCCACTCAGAGAAGTCTTTACCAACCTCCAGCCACTGGTGAAGCTCACGGGCGTTAACGGTTTTGACGGTATTGCTACCGATGACAGCGGTGTCGATCTTTACGATTTGCATTTTGAATCTCCAATAAAAAGCCCTGTTCTACATTCTCACCTTGCGGTGTTGGCGGACTCGTGAAGTGCGAGCAGAATGTAGAACAGGGCTTACTTCAATAATCTCCCGCCAAGGAGTGAAGTGCAGATTACACGTACAAATTCAGACTGTCAAGCTGCCTCCACTGCCCGCAGCGCCGCAGCGCCGGAGACCGATGTGTGATGGGCGTCGAGCAACATGCACGAGACCCGTCCTGTTGAGAACTCGGTGCCATCGCCAAGAGACTTCGAGACGTGGGGGTTGAGCATCACGCCCGAGGCTTCCATGTGCTCCATGATCGAGTTGGCGTCGTAGTGCCGCTCGACACACCAGTCCTTGAAATGAGACTTGGTGACGTAAATCCTGCCGGAGTCCTGCTCATGGCGGATCATCAGTGAGTGGACGGGCTTGCGGATGGCCTCTTCCATGCCGGCGCGGTTGGTCTTGCTGGCCAGCGTGACACTGAGGTTGGTGTTGAAGTACTCCACGAGGACATCGACGGGTGTTTTCACTTCAGAGACCATGACGCCACGGGCTTCGCGGATGGCGGTGACGGCGTGCTGGAGGATTTGCTCGACGTTGTAGTTGTGCAGGCCCAGCATCTGGCCAAGACGGGCACCGACGACTGCCTGTGCGCACATGCCGACCCAGAACCGCTCCTGACTCTGGGCTTCAGCCAGCTGGCTGACTTCCTTGTACGCCTTGGCCATCAGGTCTTTGGCGGCGTCGACGTTGTTGGCCAGCCACTCGGCAATAACCCGCCCTGCGTGGCCGTAGTTGGTGTTCAGGGGTTCCAGCGCCTCACGTGCGGACTCGAGGTTGAACTTGGCCGGCTTATGCACCCGACGCTCCATCAGGCGGTAGGTCTCCCCCGACGTTGTCCCCTTGAGGTTGATGAGTTTCGGCATCAACGGGGAGTTCGAGGTCATGTACATCGTGGTCTGCCACGTGGCGGTGTTCTCCCGCAGGGTGCGATCCTGCTTCAGCGCCTCCTTGCCCCGGCCATTCGACACGGCGAAGCACAGGTCTGACAGCTCGTGCGGGTCGATGTTGGTGACCTCGTCGTAAGTGATCGGTAAGTTGTTGTAACACCCGATCATGGCGATCTTGGCGTTGGTCGTGTCGTGATGTAGCAGAGATGTCTCGGTGGGGGTGCCGTAAATGCTGTGGATCAGTCGCAGAACGGTGGACTTGCCCGCGCCGGCATCACCATAGAGGTTGTACAGGGAGCCACTGTAGCCGCTGAACTTGAACAGCAGCTGGCCGAAGCCCATCATGAGGGCGAACGCATACTCCTCGAACCCCTTGTGGTTGTAGATGTCGACGACTTCCTTCCACTTGTCCAGCGTGCCGGAGGCCTCGAACTTGGGCAGCACCCGGGCGAACTGTTCGGCCACCTTGATCTTGCGCTGGCCCTTGGGGGAGAAGCTGGTGTTGCCGATCACCACCTCGGTGTCATTCTTGCGCCAGCCCATCTGGCTGTAAATCTGGTCGGCGGGCTGCTGCCGCTGAAGGGATTGGATGTATCCGAGCATATAGCCGATTAACCTCGATTTCTGGGCCATGTCAGGGAGTACCCCCTGTCTGGCCATGACTTCCATCAGTTTGCGTTCGTCGTAGATCAGGTGGGCCGGCACCGGGTACTCGCGCCAGCCGTCTTGTGGCAACCATGACCTGAAGAAGAACACCTCCGTTTGCTCCACCTCGTCGTACATGCGCTTGGTCGGGTGGATGTCGTAATCATAGATCACTTCCGGGTCTATTTCCTTACCCTTTTCGTCCTTGCACCGAATGGCGATCGCCCCTGACGTGGTGCGCATGTACGGATAGGGCGGCTTGGGCAGCTCCACAGTGGATGACTCGCCGTTGCCGTGGTCGATGACCATCGTCGGGTTGTCCGTGGCCTCCTTGAGCGACCTGCCGAGAACCAAGGGGGTGTTGATCTTGCCTCGGTGTTCGCAGCCGTCACAGCCGCTGGGATTACGGGAGTCGAACGTGGAACACAGGGTTGGGCCGACGTTCTTTTCGGTCAGACTGGCCAGCTTGGTATCGACCTCTGCCGGATTGTATTTGGGGTAACGCTTCGACGTTGCGTGGGCGTTCTTTTCAGGGTCTTGGCAGTGCCTCACCAACTGCAGAGTGGCGAACCATACCGGCTCAGACACGGTTTCTTGGTTGATGTAGGCAGCGCGTACCTGCTGGCACTTCTTGACGATGTCTTTGAACGATGCCGGCTCTTGAGCGACCTCGAAACTGCCCAGACCAGTATCCGGGGCTGCCGCCGCCCGGGTAGGGGCGACCGTGGCAGTGGTGTTGAGGTTCTTGCTGGCGGCGGCGATGATCTGGACGAGCGTCTTGGGCGAGGTGTCTTGTGGCGGCGTCTTGCCAACGATGACCTTGACTTCGCGGGGTGCGGCGGGGTTCTTGAAGTTCAGGGTTCCCGGCAGCCGCAGGACGCTGGACACGTCGGCGGTGCGCATAGGGTCAGCGTGCAGCCCGTAGGCTTGGGTCACTGCCTTGAAGTGAGCGGCCAGTACACGCCACTTGTCCGCCGGGATCGCTTGGGTGAATGGCCAATAGACGTGGACACCATAACCAGAGGACACCACCATCGGACGTGGCATGCCGATGTCCTTGACGAACTTCATCAGGTGGGTGATGGCTTCCGCTTGGGTCTTGTAGGGCTTGTTCTCGCCTACGTCGAGGTCGAGGAACAGGGACTTCATTTCGAGGATGTTCTCGGCGCAGCGGCTGCGCTTCTTGCCGGCCACCTCGATGGACTTTTCTCTCAGTGTGCCGCAGGCGAAATACACGTCGCGGCCTTCCCCCATGATCTTGTTGGCTATCCAGACCGCCTTGTCGACGGTGTCGAGCTTGTAGTGCTCGAAGCCCTTAAACGTTAGTCCCGGTGTGGCTATACAGATGAAGCCAGATGACGAAACAATACGCGATATGAATTCTTGCATGGACTACCTCTCACAACGAATAGTTATTGGGAGAGGAGAACTCTAAGAGGTGCCACCCACCAAAACAAGGGAGAGGTGTCCTTGTTTTCTAAGGGGGAAGTGTGAGTAGGGGGTACTCAGCAGGGTGGGTGGCACGTCTTAGGGCTCTCCTCGTAGATTCGCTGTTCCCCAACAGCTAATCCCCAGTTTAGGCGGCAGAAATCAGCTTGTCAAGGCCTCTCTCAAACCCGCCGGTAATACCGCTAGGTCTTTGCTTGAAGTGCGTTGACCATCCTTCACAACGACCTCCACCGTGGAGAATCGTTGTGAGCACAGCCCGCACTCGCGGCGGCGACGTACCTGATCGTCGGTATGACTGGTGTTTGTCACCCGAAGCTCGTTGGACGTGGCCCCGCAGGCAGGACACCTCATGGCTAGGTCAGATCGTCAAGCAGACCGGCCAAGTCTTCGTCCATCGCTTGGGCAGCCACAGGGGCGGCAGCCGGCTTCGGTGCGGGGGCAGGAGCGGGTGCGGGTTCAACGACAGGGGCCGGCGTAGCCTTCGGTGCCGGGATCGCAGCAACGTGGGCCGGAGGTTGGGCCAAGAATGCAGCTTCACCATCCACTTCGCCGGACAGGTCGACCGACTCCGCCGAGACTTCCAGCATGTCTTTGACTTCCTTCGACTTGGCCAGCTTGGCAATACCTGCGAACTCGGCCTCACCCACGAACGACTGCGGCGTGAAGAACAGCTTCGGCACCGATGCGTTGGTATCGAACGAGATGCGGGTAACGACGCCTTCGGCGCGCACACCACGCGCACCCAACAGCTTGCTGTACTCGGCCAGCGTGTACAGCCCCTTCGCCGGGATACCCTCACCAAAGACCGACAGCGCCTTCGCATCCAGCTGATAGACGTTCTGGTCAGCATCTCCCACCAACATGACAGCCAGCCGCTTGCTGAACGAACAGGCGCGCCCCTTGGTGCCGTCTTCGTAAATCTTGGAGCCCTTCTCGTTCTGCTTGCAGGTGGCACACTTGGCCGACTGCGGCGAGGTAGCGCCCTTGCCCGAGGCCACACCATCCGGTGAGAAACAATCCGGCGGAGCCTTCTTGGCCGGGTCGTACTTGCCAGCGTAGAACGTGCGGCTGACTGCCGCGTTGGCACCGAGGATCACCACGTCGAGGTAGGACTCGTCCTTGACAGCGATCTCCTGACCACCCTGAACCAGACGGAAACGCGCACCCTTGAGGCCGATACGGTTACGCCCCTCACCACCAAGACCTCCCATGAGCTGGGAGGTGGCCGAACCTTCGACGGCGGCCAGATAGGACGGGACGGACATGGCGGTGTTGCCACCGAAGAGAGCTACTAGATTACTCATTTGATTCTCCTTTGTTGGGTGCGCGGCGCACCGTGATTACCTGCTCGAAAATAACGTCTAATCCGGGGGGAACATCCCCACCGTTCTCCTCCATCCACGACTTCAAAACATTGCGCGATACCCTGCGCTCGAACATATCCAGCTGGTTGTTGGCCAGCACGAACTGGTGAAACGCTTTCCAATCCTTCCCTGCCACCTTCATGTCCCTGCCACGGATGGCAGTGCCGGCGCTGGTCTTGAAGTTGTCCACCCCAAGCTCGTTCGCCTTCATCAGCAGCCACGACTCGACCTTGTTCATGGCCTCGACGTACTTGTTGTCCTCGGCCTCGTAAGCCTTCTTCAACGCCGTGCGCTTGTCCCGCATTGCGATGTACTTCTCAACTACGGTGTCGACCGTTAGCGTCATCTCACTCTCCTAGAAAACCCCCTAGCTGCAGGGTATGAACGAATTATATGCCCCCTATAGGGGGTTGTCAAGCACGCGGCGGTACAGGTTCAGAATTTTTTTCTGTCGATCGACCTTATTGTTGGCAACCCCATACGCATCCCACTCTAACGCACTAGAGCCTATATGGATGATAGTCATGTGGTGTTTCTGCCCCGGACGCGCCACTCGTGCGTTACTTTGTTCGTACAGCTCTGCCGAAAAGGTAGGCCCATACCAAACACAGATGTTCGCGGTGGTCAGGGTCAGGCCATGTGCTGCCGTCGCCGGGTGGGCGATCAGCACTTTGGGGTCGGAGTCCGGGTCTTGGAACGCGGTGATGATCCGCGCCCGCTCACTGCCCGACACGTCACCATTGATAACGGCAACCCCCCAATCCTTCGACAACTCTTCGCGCAGGTGCTCCATGACGTGCTTGAACGGCACCCACACAATGACCTTGTGGTCAGCCTCCTCCAATATCTCTTTCAGAGTATCGAGCCTGTCCTTGGAGTCCACCAACACCGTTTCGCCAGTATCTGAATAGCATAATCCAGCCGACAGCTGCAAAAGTTTAACCATCTTGACTGCCGCGTTAGCCGCCGTGATGGTCACCCCGTCCTTGTCCGCCGCCAGCTGCTTGGCCATGTCCTTCATCATCCGGCGCTGCTCTGCCGACAGCTCACAGGCACGGTTCTGGTACGTCACTGGCGGCAGGTCGATGCAGTCCTCGGTTCTGAACCTGATCGCCGGCTGCAGCGCCTCGTAGGCCATCTGCGTGGCCTCGGGCTTCGGCACCCACTTGAAGTTCGTCACCTGAATCATGGTCTGGCGCTTGAAGCTGGTGAAGTAGGGAGGTACTGTCTCGGGGCGGACGAGGCGGGCCAGCGCCCAAGCGTCGGTGGGGGCGTTCGGGCAGGGTGTTGCCGTCAGCAGCCACAGACGTGTGCTCGGTTTGAGCATGTTCTTGAACGCCTTGTACCGCTGGGTCGTGCCGTTGCGCAGGTTGCTCGCCTCATCCCATATCACCAGCCCGATCGCCGGGTCTTTCGAGATGATGTCCGAGATGGTGTGGATGCCGTCGTGGTTTACCACAATGAAGTCCGAGTCCGAGGCCGCCAGCTCACGCTTGCGCTCTCGCCCACCCTCCACCACGACCGCTGTGCGGTGCATGAGGGTCTGGAAAATCTCGTCCTCCCATACCTTGTGGGTACATGACTTCGGGCAGACGATCAGGACTTTCTTCAACACACCACTCACCATCAGGTACTCGGCAGCCCACAATGCAGCCGCCGTTTTCCCACTACCCATACCACTCAGCACGAACCCGCGCCGGTTCACGGTCAGAAACTCCACCGTGGCCTTCTGGTGCTCGAACGGCTTGTGCCTTCCCGGATACGTCCAGCCATGATTGACCGGACTTGGGGCCTCGATACCGATGTTGCGCAAGATGGTCACGGCGTCCAGCTCGTGCTTCACCACGATGTGCGGCTTGCCCCTGTACTCCAGAATCTTGGCGTGAGGCAGCACCGACCGAACCGCGATCGGGTCTGGGGCTTCAAAGACTAGCTGACCTTTTCCGCAAAACATCACATCCCTTTCTTGAGCCAGTCTTCCAGCTCTTCCCAACCACTGACCTCATTGACCACGAACGCCGGCCCCTTCGCCAGCTGGATTTCGCGGATCGTCCGCTCCTGCCGTACCGTAGGCTGCAGGTCTCCTTTTTTCGTTTCAATGGCGAAGAACCTGCTGTTGTGGCAGCCTACGAAGTCCAGCGAGGGCTTACCATAACCCGACAAAACCGGCATGTGATAGTACGCGCCGTACTGCTTGAGCAACTTTTTCACACCCTCTTTGACCCGGCCTTCGTCGGTCACGATGTCGTCCCATCCGTGTACTTCGTCCGAACCTTGTGCTCCTCATCGGCTACCATCTGCATCTCAAGTCGACTCCACAACTCCTCGACCAGCTCGTCGCCTTGGATGTCGTAGCGGTGGTTGCGCAGTAGTTCCCTGTTGGTCAGGTGGCTGTATTTAGTTTGTGGCATCTTCCATCTCCTCGATAACGATCTTGTACTTGAG